CAATAGTGTCCTTAACCGAAGGATTAAACAAGTACACAGCAATTCTTAAAGATAAATACAATACTAGTTCTGAATTTTCATCATTTGTAGTACTGTGTCTAAACCCATTCCTTACCTACATTAACGATAACTACGGGACAAGTGGTCTTGGTGTAGCTGGATCAAATAGAGGAGCAATTAACTCATTTCCAGTTGGCACTCCCGGAGATCAAACCGCGTTTTTAAGTGCTGCGATGTTAGGGCCAAATAAGCTATTTTATAATATTTTAACTGAAGCAAATAAAAATAAAGTAAATAGCAGAACTAAGTTTTCTAGCGATTCAACAATTGTCTGGAACATTTCCCCATGGAGAAACAGCTGGGCAATTAATGGGCAAAGAGATGATGCTGGCAAGGTAACAGTTTTATTTGATGACGAAAAGCAAACTTTTAAGTTCAGCGATAAACAACAAAGAGTTGGTTCTGGATTTGTCGGAGCATATGTTTATGACCCCAAGTTTTGTAGGGAGCTGCAACCATCAATAGGGCAATTGCTTATTAGTGACTTTGAAGCAACGTCTATCCAGCAAGATGCTTCATCCATGATCAATGCAGATTTTAGTAACGTAGATTTTTATCTCGAATGTACAAATGACAATATAAAATTTTTAGATTTTGAAAAAGTAGATAATAATAATTACTTATTTGGGGAAACAAAGACTTCATATAATTTATTTAAATTAACTGATGGGGCAAAGCCACTGCTAGCTACTGGCGCTTTGAGCCTAGATGCCTATTCAACAGTGATTTCAAAAGAGTTTGACCTTAAGTCAATCTATTATCCATATATGATTTTAGATTATAATGATAGTTCTAGCGGATATCAGAGTACAAGTAAATCTGTAGTAAAAACTCCAAAAGAATATCTTCCAGGAAGTCAATTTGTTAAAGACTATGACTTTGATTTTAAAACACAAATATTTGTTACACAAACAAAGACAAATAAATTCACTTATAAAGTTTATTGGAATACAAGCTTTAGTACTCCTTTAAATGCAGAAGTGGGCAATATCTCCTATATTAGCAAAAGAGGTATAGCTGAAAATCCAGATGGAATTCCAGTTGTCTCCACTCAACAACCAAGAGACGAAAATGGAATTGTAATTACAAATACTGATTCTAGATTTAGGGGTTATAAATATCCAACAAATATTTATTCATTGACAGATATACAGTCATTAAAGCCAGTTGATAGAGCAAGTCCTAGAAATAGTTTTCATTATACTTTTGACATCCCAAGATCTGGAAGATGGAATGAATACATGGTGGGGTCAAATGATTCAAATAACTCAAATGTAGATTCAACTCAAGTTGTATATAAAGAAATTGGAAAACCAATTGAGGGGCAATGGAATCTTGACCAACGCCCACCACAATCAGCTTCAAATACAATTAAAAATTATATTAAAACACAGTTAAACACTTGGGAAAAGTTTGTTGCTGCATCACAAAAATTGTATTGGTTTGCTCCGACCTTAGAGCAACGTGGTAATAATATGTCAAATAAGGGGATTGTTAGATCTCTTGGGGAGCATTGGGAATATTTTGAAAACCATGTTATGAATGAATGCGATGCATTACCTGGTTCTACCAAACAATCAAGAATAGCTGCCCTAAGGTCTGTATATACAAGTGATACTAACCTAATAGTTGGAACAACTTTGGACATTCAGCAGGTTTTAAATGAACCTGTAGGTGCAGTTGGAAGAAGTTTTTTTACAAGACAATTAAATAGATTCTTAGATCGAGAGGAACTATTTGAGCCAGTTCAAAAAATGGAAATTGTTAGAGTTGAGGAAAACGTTGCTGCGTCAAACAACGCAGGTGTAAAAAATAATTATGTTTATTATATACAGTATACACTTAAATTAAATGGATACGCCGTAACTGTTAACGGTACATACGGATCGCAAACAGCAAATGCAGTTACAAAATTTCAAGTAGATAAAAAATTAAATCAAAATAGAAATCCTGGAATTGTTGACTCTGAAACAAAATCTGTTATGGCAACATACTGGCTTAACCTATTCAAAAATGATAAAACAAAATTTGAGACACTAAGAAAACAAGCACCAGCTCAAGCACAGCCATATATAAATAATGCTTTAAAGTATTCCGACATTGCAGTTGTATGTAACTCATCTGCTGCTGACGAATATAGAAGAATTAGCTATACAGGTATTCCTGGCCCTACCACAGTGCAAGATTTTATTGTTGTCGAAGTGCCGCAAATGAAAGACAAATCTGGAAAAGCATTTGCGTGGCAAGAGTTAGTAGCAATAAATTTAAAGTCTGGTGGCTGGAATCTGGGAGTTACACAAATATTTTTGTATGAGCAAGATTTAGTAACTTCAAGTCATTTAGTCCCACAATTTGGCCCAAACAATACTATAAAAGCAGCTCCTCAAAATATTATTCCTGTGTCAAAAGTTATACAACCAAATGGTTCAGAGGTAATTACAACAGGAGATAAAAGAAAGATTAAGTACGTAATGCTGGAAGTCTTTGGAACTGCATTAAATGACGGCGTGCACGGTCCTAACGCTGAAGGTCTTTCTATAAAAGACATTTCTTTTTCGATAAGAACTCCAGGAGTGCCAATAACTGCACAAAAGCAAGAAACAAGTTTAATTGATGCTACAGAAACAACTGCAGTAGCAACTGGGACAATCTATGGAGAAACGGATTTAGACTCTGGAGATTATGGAGTATTCAATCTTGGCACAATAGCTAAAGCGATATCTTCTGCAGCAAGATCAAAAGTTACTTCAATAGTTTTAAATGATATTTCAATGAATGTAATACCAATAATTGATGGTCAGCCTTTAATTGATGATGAGGGAAATCCTGTTGAAAGAAGTTTTTCTAAGTCATTTAATAAAACTATTTACTCAGATTCAATTAATGATATAGGTGACACTTATGAATGGGAAGATAATGAATCAACAATAGTTGTTTCAGCATTTTCTGAGGGCGCTTCAATTAATGGAGCAAGCCCGACAATAAGTCGTGTTTCAAAAATTGGCCCCACAGCTACCACTGATCTAACTGGACCAGAAGTAGCTTCTCAATTTGCCGTGTTATCGAATAGAGCGCCACAATATTTGATAACTACTACAAATGGCATTGAGGTTATCTCAGACGAAATATCTGAAGAATATTCAGTAGATAATTTTTATCTAGCGGACGCAGACATAACTGGTTTGAATTCAAAACAAAATACAAAACTGTCTGTAAATGCAAAAGATGGTGTTGTAGTTCTTACAAATTCTTTAGGTCAAGCACAAGGGTTCCCAGATTATTCTAAGTTCATCATGCCAGGAGTAGAAACATCTTTTGGTACTACGATTCTTAAATGGGATCTAAAAGATAAGAATGGACAGCTGGTTTCACCCCCAGATGGTCTACAATGGGGATTCTATAACATTAGAACAAAGCAATTTTTAGGTATAAAATTATCTTATCAATATTATTTAAGAAATAAAAGAGATATTTATATAGCAGTCCACGCCTATGATGCGGACAGAGATGTTTCTACACTTGAAAACGTTATTGGTGTTTCTAATAGAGTAGAAACACTTACAGAATTTGCGTTTCCTGCAAAGAGCGTTTGTCCTCTTTACTCTGTTCGTGTTAGCAGTCGTCCAAAAATATATCTATCTGCCCCACCAAAAAATCTTTCAAAGTTTGATCAGTGGTTTATTAACTTAAGTAGAGGTAGATTCTATAAATTAATAGATATACCAATTGATTATCAATTTACTGACTGGAAGAAAAACTTTAGGGGCAAAAAACTAAGATGTTTCTATGATACAACTAGAATAGAAGTGCCGTCATCGCCAATATTTGGTTCTGGGCATTACAGCATAGTCGATGAGCACCCAATTGTTTTATCTCAAAATGAAATACAGGTAAGACATGGTTCATTTATTGTGGCCCAAGAGCAGCTAGACATATCTTCAATCAATAGCACTTATACGGATGCAAGCCCAATTGAGGCATGGGTTGATACATTTATCCAAGATGGCAATGGTGCCTGGAATCTAATAGATTATAGTTTAATTAAGAATTTTAACAAACATACTGGAGTCATTTCTTTTAATAAAGAAATAGTTCCATCAGATCCTAAAAAAATTAAAGTAGACTATGTGGTTAAAAATCCAAATGTTATGCTGTATCACATCGATGGCCAGGAAATTCCGTTGAATCCATACGTTATTAAAAATTCATTTGTTTATAACGGAGAATCAATAGAGGCAGTTTATTCAAGAAATGCAAAGATGCATTTCTATCTTCTCCCCAAAACAGTAGAAGAACTTGTTGATGGAGAGTATGTTGAAGTTAATTCATATCAGAATCCAAATTCTGTAATCAATCTCTCTTACAATACTGATATATTTAACTACACTGTTGACTATAACCCATTTGCTCTTTATATCGGAACAGCTATTGTAAATAATATTTACAATTTTGATAATGTAAAGGTTCATGACCTTAGAGTTAAGGGTGGCGGTATAGCAGCCGGAACATCTTTGGTAAAAGAATCGGAAAATAATAGGAATATTCTTTCATTTAACGATGTAAAATCGGGCAAAGGAATGCTGTATCCAAATGGAGGATACGTTATTATCCAAATACCAAAAGAAGTAATAGATAATTTTAGAAATATAAATGATATATATGATATAGTTAGATCTAACTTAACTGCTGGAGTATCTTTTGATATCCAAGACATGGATGGAAATGACTGGAGAACACTATAATGTTGATGCAACTAAGTGACCATATTTCATCCTTTAGTAGACAGGCAAGAAGGACAATACAATCTGTTTTGTCAGAGTCAAAACTTGAAAAAGCAGAAATAGGAAGACTAATAAATAAGCTTTCTACATTTTCTTCGGCTTCAGACTACATACCGTCTCTCGTAAGAAACCTTACTGTAATGCAGAGAGAGCCCTTAATAGATCTATTTAGGGATATTGATTTAAGAGTTAAAACAAACTATGATATTTCTAAATCTTTGAGCATGTTGAGAGCTTCAATGTCTACTATTTTTTCTGGAGAAATTGAAAAAATAGAAAAAGATATTTTATATTTAGAATCTTATATAAACAATTGGTCATTTTTATCTGGTGAAGATGATTTGTTCAATCATAATTTTGTGGAAAATTTTGATAATACTTTAAATTCTAATATATACGATACCAATCAATTTACTACACCAGACAGAAACGGCATGCCATTTAAGGGCATTGAATATGCAGCAGTAGATCCTACTAGCGGAACTTTAAAATTTTCTGCGAATCAAGAAGAAAAATTAATAGACTTTGATAGAAATAATATAAAAGAAATAAACTACTATACAAACTTTGCCTCAGAGTATATTTCAAGTAATACAAATATTCAAAATGTTTTTGATAACTCTTCAAGCAATTCTTGGAATATGACAATTAAATCACCTTTTGTAATAAAAGAATCTATTTTTAACAGAGATGAATTTAAACAATATAAAGGGTCAATAGCATTTGATGACTCAGCTCAAGTGGCTATTGAAATTATACTAAATTCAGAAGTACCAGCCTCAAGAATAAGGATAAGTCCAAATGTTACAAAAGGGATGTACTTGATACAAGCAGCTGTAGAATCTGGAGTGTTAAGTTCGTCCAATCAAAAAATAGAAGGGCAATCTGCAAAAAAATTATTACTAGATAATCCTATCTATATAGACAAAGCTACTGACATTGATCTTTCTGGATTGGTTTTTGTAAAATCAATTATACTCTTCTTTGCTCAAAACAACTATGTTAGGACAAGAATAACACCAGTCCAATCAGAGTTAAATGCAAAGCTGGTTAATGAAATAGCTAAAGAAATACGTAAAGATAAAAAGAAAAGTCATGACACTTTACAAGATTTAGTTATTAATTTCTTTATTAAAGATTACGCAAAAGATTATATATTAAAAAATAAAAAATTATATAATTATGACTATACATATTATTATCCAACAGATGTTTCAAAAAAGAATATTGGAGTATTAAATGAGTTAAAGAGTAATAAATATTACTCTGATATTGACTCTTATAATAAGTTTAAAAATACAAGTATATTATCAAATATAATATTCTCAATAATTTCATATTCAATTGGTTCAAATATTAGAGCTTCTGTAAAAAATACATATTTAGAATCTAATTTAAGAGATCTAGTTAAACCAATTTCGTCCTATGCGTCTGGTGGTTTAGTTCCTTTGGGAGACTCTAATAATATTGCAGAAAATATTCATTTTATTGAAGAGTCATTTTATTCAGTTGATCAAAAAGGGGTAATAGATCTTCTTAATAATATTGAATCACAGAACCAATATGAATATATGTTCTCTATAAAAAATATAAGTTTATTTTCAGTAGAAAATATTTACACAGTAAACGCATCTTTGCCGGTCCAACAAAGATCAGTTTATGTAAGTAAAAGACTGCCATTAGCTGGTGTGCCGCTTAAAACAAAAATGATGGCGAATTATTTTTCAGAAATATCTAGACTTGAACTAGATGAATCTGGGGATAAAACGTCTATTGAGTTTAGCGTTTCAATTAAAGATAATCCAATTAACGAAGACGACTGGCTACCCATAATGCCATTTAATGACTCTGTTATTAGGTCTGAGTTTTTGTTCTTAAATACTAGTGGTTCGGGCATTCTTAGATTTTTACCTAGAGTAGAGACAATTTCTGTATACGAATCTGGCAAAAGAAGAGACCCAGCAACGTTTAATGCTAATGGCAAAAATATAACTATACTAAATTATGATTCAACAAAAACATACTATGTATCATATACCCCAGCAAGCCCTAATCTAGTAAAAGAAATACAGCTTTTTTCTAGATCCTTAGCAAACCCAGTCCTAGTTTCGGCTAGCACAAACGGATTTAACGGAGAAATATTTGAAAAATCTGATTTTGGCAATAGGGTTGAGCTTAGAAATAATCCACATGTAGACTATGGTAAATTCGCAAATGCATCCTATTCAGCTATAAATGGCACCATAACAACTTCAAATAGTTCTTTTGGTAATTTTGATTATTCTTCTTATTCACCAGTAAAAGTTATTTTAAATGATGGAACAGTTGCTTTAAATATAACAAACTACATACTAGACAGCGCCCAAAGAGAGTCTTTTTATGATACTGAATTACTATTATTTATACATACAGGGCAAAGTTTATTATTCAATAAGCCAGTAACACAACCATTTAGGGTTCTATACCACTATGCTGCTGATTCATTTAGGTATAGAATAGTATTGAGAAATTTAAATAATACTAAAGAAAACTATTCAGTTGATAGATTAATGTTTAAATTCTCCATAGATACGCAAGATAGCATAATAAATACATTTGTAAAGTATAATAATAGATATAAAAATAGAATAATATAGGTTTTATATGGCTCAATTATCAACAGACAGTTTAGTATATTCTCAAATAATATCAAAAGTTCAACGATTTATTGCAGAGTATGTAACTCAAAAAAACGTACCACCGAATGTCTTTGACGCTGAATATCAAAAATTGCTATCTGAAATACACAATAAAATTGGCGGTACATCTTTTGATATAAAGTTATTCCAGAAAGCTGACATACCTAACTCAGCTGTATTTAATGAGATCATAGCAGCTATGTCAAAAGACCTTAACATAATGACAAACCAGCTTGAAGCTATGTCAGCAAATTATATAAACACTTTTAATGTTTTCACAAACTCATTAGAATCAGAAAAAAATTCAATATCAAGAATTAAATCTAAAATTAATGTCTTGGAAATGTATTCACAAAGCCCATCTGTAGATGCCTGGTATTTTGGTGATTCTTTTAATGATCTCTCAAAAGTAGATGCAAGAAAGATACAAGCTGGTTTAGTCCCCGACATATCTGACGGCTATGCAACGCTTGCAAAAACAACAAGTAAAAAAACCAAAGGGAATATTCGTGTAATAAATCAAAACTATAACGAAAGCATTTCGACAGAAGTCCCTTTTGCTGGTTTGTCAAATGGATTAAAGGGGAACCACTTCCTTTTTTACAAAGACATAAATAATACTCAGTTTATTTATGAAAAAGATTCTAGCATTTTAAGATCTACTGAATCAGCTATTACAGACAATAGCCCAGCTACATATTTTGAGTACGAAGCAATCAATGTTTTGGCTGAAAGCCTAACTAATAGACCTTCATATGAATTTCAGTATTTTGATGGATCAAATTACATTAATTGGGCAAATTTTGATACAACAAAACCTCTTAAATTAACCTTAGAATTTTCTACACAGAATAGAACTGGTGAGTATATAAATTATATTTCAATCATACCATTTTTTGGTTATGATATTCAAGGAGCAAATGCACTAATAAATAATGTAAAAGTAACTTCATTAAAATTATATAATCAAAAAACTAATACAACTTATGAGATTATAAATAATGGACCAGTTTATATAGCGTCAGATGTTTCTCAGAAAAATATAAATAATTATAAAAACTTTTTCTACAATAAAGGTGTATTCAGATTTGAAGAGAAGATTGTAAATAAAGTATATATTACTTTTGAACAAGATCAGTTTAAGGATACAGTTATCAGACACGCGTACTGGACACCTTACGAAATTAATTCAACTACAAAATGGAATAATCAAACCCACTTTCAGCCAGAAGCAGTCTTGGGGGCTGCAGCACAAAACGTATCTTGGGATAAGAACACCTTAGTTCCTAACATAAATAGGCCAACTGACTTTAAATCTTCTGCTTCGGATACAAAGCAAATTACAGTGACTTACAACAATCAAGTAGCAGGGGAAACAAAATACCAGGTTAAAATAAATGTTGGTCAAAATTCTTTTTATTGGTACAAAAAAGATGTTGATCTTAATATAGATTTATTTACAACAAAAGAAAATTCAATTGGGTTTTCCTCACAGGAATTAATGGACGCAACAAAGCAGCGTATGATAAACGCAAACTTCCCGTCTGCTTGTGTTTTAATTGATCCGACAAAGTACGATCCAACAACAAATTTAAAAATAAAAATGAGTAGCATAAGCATAGCTTCTGGAATAGCTACTTTAAACACATCTGCAAACCATGGTGTTTCAGTTGGCGACAAGGTTTACATAAGAGATAGATGGTCTACCGTTGATATTTTTGGCATATTTACAGTTACAGAAACACCAAGTGTAAATCAATTTAAGTTCTCAGTAGGTTCATCTTCAACAACTTCTCTGCCTACAACAGACATTTCTAAAAGCTATGGGCTATGCATTAAAGTTTTGGATGCACCAACGCAAAATAATATTGTTGTAGAAAAATACACTGAAAAAATTAATAAAGCTAATAAAGTATCTTTAAACCTTAAAAGAAACTTTGAAGAACTAAAGGCAAAAAGAGCAAGTATAGGTATAAGAGATATTTCTTTTGGCAAAGAAACATTTCAAGAGTCAGCAGAAATAATATCAAAACCATTTTTTGTGACAGGAAACTTAGATATGGTTACCTTGTACGCAGCGGATTTTATTCCAGAAGGTACTCAAAACCAATCATATGTTAAATATTCTATTAGCGTAGATGGTGGCGTCAAATATTTCCCCATACAACCAATTGAAAGAAACTATACTGGAACTCCAGAAGTTTTAGTTTTTAATCAAAATTTAACTAATGATACAGCTCTTCCACAGATTATGTACTTGAACAGTGGTAAAGATCCCGGAGTGCCGAATCCAATAAATTCGATTATAGTTAAAATAGAAATCAAAAAAGATAGGACAATAAACAACACACCAATAGTTTATTACTATAAAATTGGAGCTAGGTTTAGGTAGTTATGTCTATAGAAAATATACAGAAAAAAAGATTTCTTGAAACAATATATAAAATATACTATTCTTTAGGATCAGAGCCTTCAACTGAAGAAATTTCTTCAATATACGGAAGATATTTTTCTAGATTTAAACCAGGTCAACCAATACCTGTTCCGTTTAATGATCTTAACGCTAGCTCATATGTAGACATTGATAAACTCAATAGAATTTTAGTACACACAGGTTTTAACCTAGATGTTTTGTATGAAGACTATCATGAAGAACTTGAGCAACTTTATGAATTGGTTTCAGCATTTAAGTTTAGAATAGATAATTTAAAGAGTAGAAGAGCAGAACTAGAAAAAACAGTAGATGACTATTTGTTTAGCATAAATAATACTGACGGGTACTACTTTGCTTTTACGGAAGCTTTTAACAATACAAATCATACAGACTTAAATAACACTACGGCAATTGTAGACACTTTGGCACGAAAAGCATCATTGCCAAAAGAGACTTCAGGGCTGTTTAATTATGTTGGTAATATTTTAAACAAAGTTTCTAACGCCAAAGTAGATCTATATCTAGACGGTCAAACAAAAATCAGTCAACAAAATACAGATTTTTCTAATGTTTTTAATGGCTTAAACAACAGTGAATGGTCCATGAAATATGAGTCCAGTACAATTGGAATTTGTACTCTAAAAATTAATGTACCAGTCACTCTATATAACACTGAAACTAGCGGCATATCAGTAGTTGAAGGAAGAATAAATTCTCAAAAACCAGTTGAAACAAGCATTTTAGTCATAGATCCTATAGATAGATCTAAGTCTTTATTTTTTACAAAAGATAGTGCAACTGATTACGATAATTTTTCTTTTAATTTTTCAACAAAAAAGACTTCTATGATAGAAATATACCTGACTAAAGTAGAGCCTGATTATGTTTCTGATAAAAATGGACAAATAGCTTATATATATGATTTCAGAATAGAAGAATTAATTATAACTGCTCCATACTATAGTTCTTCAGCGATTTATGTGAGTAAATCTATTGGCTTACCTAATGCTCAGAATCCAGACTTAGCAATAGATGAAGTTGTTTTTGACGCTGAGCAACAAGTGCCACCTGGTACTGCAATAAACTATTATGTGGCTGTAGATAATGGTTCATCTACAGATATAAATTCTTTTAATTGGATTGGTATTTCTCCATCTTCAGAAAAAAATTCTAGTCAACCAAGTATTATTGACTTTAAGGGGACTAGACTTGTTGAATCAAGTTTAGATAAACAAACTGGTACTTCGATTGATTCTACTTTTGATAGCATGATACAAATTCCAAGAACTACTACCTACAATAACCCTATACAAGCTTACTTCTATCAAAACGATGCTCTATCTAGAAATTTTAATGTCTATAGATTGTGTAAGTTTCCAAAAAATTCAGAGCCGTATGAACCATACATTCTGGAAAGCGTTACAAGCAATCAGATTCAAGTTTCTTATGTCACTGGAACTGCGTTAGATAGAACTACTTGGCAAGAAGTAATTTCTGGCACAAGAAATGACATCGTTTATACAACTGCATTTAATTCAGTGGAATCAACTCAAGAGTTCTACCAGGCTCAAAGTGTTCCATTTGGAAGCATATATTTAACAACAAATGTTTTTATGGACAAGCCACTCACAATAACAAAAAACTTTCTTAAATCTCTTGATGCTCAGTACTGGGATGTCAACGTGTATTTAAATGGCATAGAACTATCTAACGCTGGAATGCTAGCTCCAGGAATTTTGTCATCTTCATTAACGTGGAATTTTAATAAAGGACAAAATACAATACTTATCATTATTAACAAGTCTACAAATACTACTAATGGCATAGGCACTTCGTTTAATGGAAGTATTTCTTTGATGGAGAATCAGTCCCTACTAACGATACCTAATGCAGAAGTATACAGAAATTATTTATCCTATGTGAAAATAGAAGATCTAAGAAATAGATATTCAAATAACGACAATGTTTTCTCAATAATAGATTATGAAAACAATAAGGAAATAGTATATAGAAGAACTGAAGAAATTAAAGATGGAAGTAAGGTATACTATTTTGCGAACAATCAAGACAGACCGCAGTTTATAAAGCTAAGAGCGGATTTTTTTAGGGGTTCAGATTCATACTCTTCTCCAGCTTTAAATTCTTATACATTAAAGTTTAAACACTAGGTATTATATGACAATTTCATATTCCGAAAACAATAAAAGAGAAACTATATTTGAGCCACTGTTGAATAGGCAACGTTTGGTTTACAAGGGCCCTGTTCCTTCAAGCATATTAAACCTAGCCAATGACCAATTGTACATGGACATTAATAGGCTCAATAAAAAGCTTGAAAACCTCCAAGCTTTAATTGACCAATCTAGTGATATATCAAGAAATGATCTAAATTTAGCAACCCCAGATTACTATTTAAATGAAGATTTATTAATGACGATATATTCACAGTACGTTTCATATGACGAAACCACTCAAGAATATGTAGTTGAATCAAGTACACCATATTATGAAGATAGTTTAGAGTTCAATAAACCTCAGCTTAATTCTGCAATAATATCTAATTTGTCAAGAAAATTAGACATAATTGAAGCAAAATTAAGAGGAGAAAACTAGGAGATTAAATGTCTGATTTTATTTATACACAAAAAAAGCCAATTCAATATCATGGCCCTATTTCAAGCACTGACTTTAACGAGCGCATAGAACAAAATTATGCAGACTTGGTATATCTCTATAACAAATATGGTGTTTTGGATAAAAAAATTACTGAAATTATAGAAAGAATTGTTAAAGAAAATATGTTTTTGACTTCTGCTCTAAGAGATTTGCAAGACAGAGTTAGAAATATAGAAAGCATAAATACTAATCAGCTTTCTATCCACTCAAAAACACAGGTTGATTTGTCTGCATTTGTGTCAACAAGCTATGCAATAGCAGCATCCGGTGCCCTAGAGTTCAATGATTACTACAATCATTTGACACTGCCTGCAGCATCTGGTTCATCTCATTCTAAGATAAAATTTGTTAATTCTGTTAAGGGTCAAGTCATCCCAGACTTTTTGGAGACTAGAGTAGATCCTAATTTAGCAGGAGGCGATGGCAATGGAGCATTGATAGATACTACGCCAGTTCAATATGCGTTCTTGAATCAGCCAGATAAGGTTTGGAGAAGAAATGTTATTTTGAATGAGCCAAATCCACTTGGTGTTAGCATGTATGTGTATGTAAAAATTCCAATAGGATCTATTGGCAGTTCTTTAACTAACTCAATATCACTTTCCCCATTCCCGGCTAGTGGAGTTGACGTTGTTAAAATCGAATACACCACAGTGCCAAGCCCAAGTCTAACAGATAAAGATGGGTACAGCCCCCTTAATTCAGGGTTATATGATAGTGAATATGACGCGTTAGGCAAGGTCCCACCAGGCGGTTGGTCAGTTGCTGGTTCAGATACGGTAGTTAATTCTAGCCCACTAAAGTTTTACTTTGCTGATACTCCGATAACAGCAATAAGGGTTCTTTTAAGACAGAGAAATTATGTCAAAGAAAATAATGTATATGTTTATACTTATGGTCTCTCTGATCTTGATGTTAGGTATGACAAATTTATTACTTCTGGAAAAACCTTTATAAGATTTGATGCGCCAGCAGGCAATACGATTAATGAGGTTTTGAATGTCTCACCAAAAGTTTATAACGTAAGCCAATCACTATTGTCTAGTGTTTTTGGCTATAGGGTTTTTTACCCTAATGGTGGGAGTTATTCTTTAAATAACCCAAATACGTCTGATCATGTATATGTAGAGGTTACTTTAAATATGCTAGAGGACAAAATACCACCAGTTCTTTCAGATTTAATTATAGAAGTTGATTATAATTTATAATTAAAGGTGAAAATCGGCATTTCTTTTTACTATATAGATATATTTTTCAATAAGGAGACAAATAAATGGCTACTTTTTATGTAGGTCGTAGACCAGTCTTGAAGGGTCGCAACTCAAATGAGATGATTAACTCATTTAAGGGCACAGCCGGCACCTATTCATTCTATCCACTCTTTGCAAAAGGTCTGTTGGATGGTGCACCAGACAATCATAATGTTCCTGGTAGTGGTGATCGCCCAGGTAATAGATTTCTTTCACAACTCTTTACTGGATCAACCCTTTATGATGGCACAACGCCTTTGGCAGGAACTTTCCCAGATGGTAAAGCTACATACGACGGTTCAAGATACAGACCGCTTGAATACAAAGGCTTAGCTGGAGCACAGGCGTTTGGTAGTGGCTATGGTCATGCCGCAGACAGAGAAAATGACTATGCTCTTTATAGCAACTACTTCTTTGATGGTGTTACTTCAGCGGAAGTATTTGCAAGTGGTTATGGTCATGGACCAAGAACAGAAGCACAAGGTGCAGCAGCATCGTTTGGCTTGTTTAGACCAACAGAATTTATTGGTGTAGCAAGTGCACAAATATTCACAAGTGGATATGGTCAGGCTAACACATCTTCTGATTATGGTAGAAACAAAGTTAGAGAATATAAAGGACTCGAGTCCACAAAAGCTCTCTAAACTTTTTCATCACAATAGTTGATGCAACAAAACACCTGCTATAATTAGCAGGGCGAAAAAATTAGATTCCCGCCCCTAGTGGGCGGGAATTGTATTATTAGACCAAGTTTATAACTTTTGATACAAGCAAAGAGGATTACATATGTCTATACAACTATTAGAGCAATTTGTTGCCAACAACGCTCTTACAGTTGAATTAGCTGATAAATATTTAACCTTATATTTGGGTGAATCAGATTGGCCAGAAAAACTTGCGCAGCTTTGGTCAGTACAAAAGAAAAAGCTTGGTGAAGATAAGGCAAAAGAATTCATAAAAAAATCTGTTGCATGTGCATGCCTGTCTCCAGTAATTAACAAAAGTGCGATACCAGAAGAAAAACACGTACTGCTTTTTTGGGTGAGTGGTTGGCCGCAGTTCAATGAAAGAGATTGGTTGTCCCTATTTAAGGATACAATCAAAACAGATATGCAAATAGAAAAAAATAGAGCCCTTATTCTTAAGGAAGGTATATTTGATCACATAGATATACCCCCCTTAACTAGGCAGGCTTATAACTGGCTGTATGAAAGACTAGACAAAGAGTCTTTCTCTAGCCAAGACAAAAAAGAAGAAGCTGTGACAAAAATGAAAAATCTTATTAAGATTTATGGCGGTGCAGTTGTCTGTAATTTGTTTACTAATTATAGTTCAAATGTAGAAAAAGTTTTAAACTGGAGAAGTGGATATTTTGTGGAAAAAGAAATTCATAAAATATATTCTACAGAACAAATTATAAAAATAAAAAAAGCAGAAATGCAAAAAACCAATTCAAATTACGTAAAAACCATTAAATAGGAGAAATAAATGTCAGAAGAAATTGAAAACGGAAATCCCGATTTAGCACCAATCGCCAATAAATTATCATCAATGTTTTCTTTTAAATTAACCGATGATTTTATAGCTAGCTATAAAGAAAAGATTGCTCCTTTTGGTTACAGAGATGCTGGAGGAAACTCTGTGGGTGAAATTACTTTTTTGCGTACATACTCACGCTTAAAAGAAGATGGAACTAAAGAATCTTGGTCAGATGTTTGTGAGAGAGTTATCAACGGAATGTACTCTCTGCAAAAAGATCACTGTAAAAAGAATAGGCTTCCATGGAACGATGCAAAAGCACAGGCTTCAGCTAAAGAAGCTTTTGATCGTTTGTTTAATTTGAAGTGGACACCACCAGGTCGCGGTTTGTGGGCTATGGGAACTAATATTGTAAACATACAAAAGAATTCAGCAGCACTTCAAAACTGCGCTTTTGTTTCTACAGCAGAAATGACTAAGTTAAATCCATCAAAGCCTTTTTCCTTCCTTATGGAAGCCTCTATGTTGGGTGTTGGCGTAGGTTTTGACGACAAAGGTGCAGATAAAGACTTCACAATCTATTCACCAAATCCAGTAGACTCATCTACTGCGACCTATATTGTTCCTGATACTCGAGAGGGCTGGTATATCTCAACAGCAATGTTGATTGACTCTTATCTTAAGTCTTCTCAAAACGAAGTATATTTTGATTACTCTCTCATAAGACCAGCTGGCACTCCAATTAAAACTTTTGGTGGCATTGCTGCAGGTCATGAGCCTTTAGAAAAGCTTCATAAGCAGATTAGAAAAATGTTTAATGGTAGAGCTGGAGAAAAACTTACAAGAAAAGACATCGCAGACATTGGTAACTTAATTGGTGTTTGTGTGGTTTCTGGTAATGTTCGCCGTTCCGCAGAACTTTTGATTGGCCGCATTGATGATCAAGATTTCTTAAATTTAAAAAACGCTGAAGTATTTCCAGAAAGAAACTCCTATGATTCAAATGCTCCAGGCTGGGGATGGATGTCAAATAACTCAGTGGAAACTGAAGTTGGGACAGACCTGAGCGCAATAGTAGAGGGCATAGCTCGTAATGGAGAGCCAGGAGTTCTCTGGATGGATATGAGCCGCAAGTATGGGCGCCTTGCTGATGCACCAAACAACAAGGATCATCGTGTAGCTGGCTACAATCCTTGCGCGGAACAATCATTAGAGTCTTTTGAATGCTGCACGCTAGTAGAAACTTATTTAAACAGACATGAAAGCCTAGAAGACTACAAGAGAACCTTAAAGTTTGCATACCTCTATGCAAAAACAGTTACTCTTCTCCCAACACACTGGGAAGAAACAAATGCAATCATGCAAAGAAACCGACGCATCGGCACTTCTATGTCTGGTGTGGCAAACTTTGCTGATCGTGTCGGCGTTCCAGCTCTTCGTGAGTGGATGGACGAAGGTTACAAAACAATACAAAGATATGATAACGTTTACTCAGAATGGCTAGGTATTCGTGAATCTATTAAAATGACAACTGTAAAGCCATCTGGAACTGTGTCAATACTTGCTGGAGAGTCTCCTGGAGTCCACTGGACCCCAGGTGGAAAGTTCTTCAATAGAACAATTAGATTCTCTAACGATGATCCAATGCTTCCCTTGTTTAGAATGGCTAATTACACAGTTGAACCAGCATCTGAATCACCAGATACAACATCTGTTGTATACTTCCCAATTAAATCAGAAGCTGCAAGAGCAGAACGTGACGTAACAATATTTGAAAAAATGTCATTAGCTGCCATGGCACAAAGATACTGGTCAGATAATTCAGTATCTGTAACAATATCTTTTAATAAAGATACAGAAGCACAGCATGTTGGCACAGTTCTTCATATGTATGATGGACAGTTAAAAACTGTATCGTTTCTTCCAAGCGGAAACGACACATACCCGCAAATGCCGTACACTCAAATTACAGAAGAGGAATATACAACAGCTTCAATGTCTTTGTTTCCAATAGATCTCTCTGGAGTGTATGCTGGAATGGCAGCTGATGCTATTGGAGAGCGTTATTGCACAACAGATTCTTGTGAAATAAAATTTATAAAGGATAGCAATACACAACAATAAATGATATAATCTCTATTATGACAACAGAGAATAAGATATCAGTTCTTGATAAAGGCTATGTCCGACTGGTAGATCACATGGGCAGTGACCTATCAGTCGTCAATGCCGCTAGAGCATCCTTTGCAAAAGAGTCAGAAAACTTTTCACAAAACGACGCAAAGCTAATAAGCTTTTTAGCTAGAGAAAATCACATGTCTCCATTCAGACATGCGTTTATTACATTTGAATTTTATGCTCCGCTTATGGTTGCTCGTCAACACTGGAAGTACGTAGTAGGATCTGATCATACAATGGACTCCTGGAATGAATCGTCAAGAAGATATATAACACAAGAGCCAGAGTTCTATCTTCCAACAGCTGAACAATGGAGACTTGCAGCTGAAGATAAGAAGCAAGGTTCTGCTGGTTTAGCTGGGCCGTGGATAGGTTCTGTGCTTACAACAGAGTTAAAAGAACTAATGGAAAAGTGTGAATCACTTTATAATATGGCTATAGATAATGGAATTGCACCAGAACAAGCTCGTTTATTTTTGCCAGCGTACGGGATGTATCTTTCATATAGATGGTCTTGCAGTCTTCAGTCAGTGGCTCTTTTCTTAAATCAGAGACTTTCTGAGGACTCCCAAGCAGAAATACAAGAGTATGCAAAAGCTGTGCATGAGCTAGTAAAACCTCTTTATCCAGTTTCTTTATACGCACTATTGGGGATGTAATGGCAGCAGGTAAACTAAATTATATTGTTGTATACAAAAACTCTAGTCAAGTTTATGGATCAGCATCAAAAAAGATAGCACTTGAATCAGCCCCACCAGAAGGTTGTAAGTTAGAGGACAAAAGAATTTTGTTTGTAACATATGAGCCAGATAGCGAAGAGATATCAGTGCACCAAGTGCCACAAGAAGAAGTGTTAAAAGCAGAAATAAAAGAGAAGAAAAGCAATGAGTAAGAAAACCCATCAGAAAAAGAAAGTTCAAATTAAACTTGAAAATAACCAATCTTATTTAATAGAAGATCTAGAAATTCTTCTACATATCCAAAAAACATATGGTAGTATGTTGCGCGGAAATATTACAGAAAAAGAAAAAGATATCTATACAAGAATATTTTCTGCTATAAATTTATCAATTGAAAATGCTTTTATTGCCCCAGTAGATAGTGAAAATGATGAATGGTAAATCTAAGCTCGTAATAAGTTCTCTGTTTATACTTGGCTTTATTGCTGGTAAAATAAACCAAAAAAAGTTTATAGATAATAAAAATATAAAATCACAAACAATAAATACTCAACAGTATTTAAATAGATTGAGCGAGTTTTTTATAGACGATTTGTCTAACGCAAAAGAAGATTTTTTTGAACTACTTGACATGGGCTTTAACCCAAGTGACTGTTTTGAAATTACTATAGCAAAGAGCTCTTTGATATGATAGACCTATGTATTGTTAATTACAACACAAGACCGATGCTGCAACGCATGTTGGATATGCTGCATGGTGATCTTAAATATACAAAAAAACTTTGGACTTTAAATATTTGTGATAATGGTTCTGTTGACGATTCTTGGAAATGGTTAGAATCTTTTAAAGATAAGTATTTTATAAATAAAGCTTGGAAGAATGAAAATGTGGGTTATTCGGCTGCGTGCAACCTTATGGCAGCAAATACTGATAGTGATATCATTTGTCTTTTGAATGCTGATGTGTGGCTAACTAGCGAAGATGTTGTGAAGGTCCAAAAAATATTTGATCAGAATCCAGATATACATATTCTTGGGCCAAAACAAAGAGATGAATCCGGAAGAATAACTCACGCGGGTATTGTAGGGACCAATACAGCACCAAAACATCGTGGTTGGAGAGAATACGATGCGGAAGACATTCTCTATAGAGACAGAGTAGAGTGCGTTACAGTCTCCGGATCTGCATATTTTATTAGAAGATCAGTTTGGGAGGCTCTTACAAATGACGAAGAGTACAGAAAGATGTATCCTCAGGCAATAGGGGCATTCCTTCCAACACCTCACTACTATGAAGAAACTTGGTGCTCATATTTTGCACGTCATCGTGGCTACAATGTAGTGTATGATGGAACAGTTTCTATTGGTCATAGCTGGCATGCGTCTTCTCCGAAGCCAGGAGAAGGCTACAGCCACGCTGATGCTCAGTTCAAGGTAAGTCAATCAATATTTCGCAACGCATGCGACACTATAGGAATAGAAAGAGATTAATATGTCAGACAAATTTAATGTTTATTTGTACAACGCAGAAGTTGTTAAGGTAGTAGACGGAGATACATTTAAGATCAATATAGATCTTGGTTTTGAAGTTCACATTGGCCCAAAGAGTGTGAGACTCTATGGAGTTAATACACCGGAAAGCCGCACCACAAATCTTGAAGAAAAGAAGATGGGCCTCGCAGCAAAAGAGTTTACTGATCAATGGATTAAGAAAGCCAATAATAAGGTAAAGATTGAAACTATCTTAGATAAGAATGAAAAGTATGGTAGAATCCTTGCTAAAGTATGGAACGAAGCTGGGGAGTGCTTGAACACAGAAATTGTTAAGGCTGGATTAGCTAGAGAATACTTTGGTGTAGGTGACAAAACTTTTGAGGAATTCAAGAAGGCATAATGCAAACGTTTTTACCATATCCAGATTTTCAAGAATCAGTTCGGGTATTAGATTATCGTAGGCTTGGAAAGCAACGAGTAGAAACTTTCCAAGTTTTAAATATTCTTCTTGGCCGTACTCCGTCAAAAGGTTGGCGCAACCATCCTGTAACACGCATGTGGGATGGGCATGAAGCTGCTCTCCAGTTATATCAGAACTATACGATAGCTGAATGGGTTAAGCGAGGATATAAAAACACCATGCAGTTTGAAGTTTTTGATGCACTTGATGTAGTTATGCCACCTTGGTTCGGCGCTGATGAATTTCATAGGTCCCATAGGTCTAACCTCTTGAGAAAAGACTATCAATATTATTCTCAATTTTTTGACGAACCAAGTGATTTAGAGTATTATTGGCCAGTATGATAATAATAGGAGTAAGATCTTACATATGCCATTGTCCAAAGCCAATCCCTCAGGATCCGGTTTGTGGGGACAGAGGCGTAGAAGATGACGATTAGGAAAAAAATGCAAACAAGAGTGTTTTTATCAGGTGCAATAGAAGATGTTACTTCTGATTTTAAGTATAGTTGGAGAGATGAAGCTACTTTACTTTTAGATCAAAGAGGTTTTAAGGCCATTAATCCAATGGACTATGCCTTAGAAGAAGAGGACTGCGAACCAAAAGAAATAGTAGATAAGAATCTCTTCCTTCAAAAAAGCTGTGATATCCTGCTGGTAGAATACACGATATTATATAGGGCTTATATAGGAACTGACTTTGAAATGACGTGGGCTCATTTAAACAATCAGCCTGTTATTGTTTGGGCTCATCAAAATCTACAACACAGAATTTATCTGAAGTTTCTTGCAACAAAAGTTGCAGACACACTAGAAGAAGCTGTAGAATATATCTCTAATACATATCCATCAAAAAAATAACGGAAGGAAAAAAAATGTCCGACAATAAGTTCAATTACTTTGCAGTAGTTACAACAACTCTTGTAAAGGCAAAGAATAAGCAAGATGCTGAGAAGATCAGCATGGGTCGTCGCAATGTAAATGGTGAGGTTCTGTTTAAGTCAACAGATATCGAACGTATTTCATCTGTACAGGCACACAAGCAAATCAATCAATTATCAGCATAAGTACTAGCCAGGGCTAGATTTTTTTCTAGCTCTGGCTTTTCTATACATTGGAGTAAAAATGATCATTGCACAAATGGTTGGAAGAAATGAGTCTTCTAGATTTTTGGAGCCAGTTCTTCAGAGAATTAAAAGCCAAGTAGATAAAATAGTTTTTACAGACGACTGCTCAACAGATGACACAGCTGAAATAGCTAAGAAGTATGCGGAAGTCTACTCAAATGAAGAGCCTTTATTTTCTTCAAATGAAGGTTTGCTACGAGCAAAAGCTTGGCGCAATTTAGAAAATCACGCAAGTGAAGGCGATTGGATTATCGCAATAGACTGTGATGAAAAGCTGTACAACGTTGAAGATATTAATAATAGTAATATTAAAACAGTTTTAGATAAATCACCATATGATGTAGTAAATGTGCGTTTTTATCATATGTGGAATGAATCACAATATAGAGTTGATAAACTATGGGCACCCAATAATAGCTCAAGAATCTTTAGATTTAAACCTGATGGTAAGTTTTTAGATCGCAAGTTAGCTTGTGGTTCTGAACCTACATATGTAGTTGAAGACATTAGAAGAAAAAATTATTGGCTCCACTCTGGCTTAATCATGCAGCACTTAGGATATACTTACGATGACGACAAGCAAAATAAGTATATGAGATACATGAATTTAGACAAGGGCGAGTTTCACAACTTAAACCATATCCAATCAATTATCGATCCTAATCCAACACTAATTAACTGGGGAAATTTCGGAATATGAAAACATATAATGCACCAGACACAATCAAAAAAGTTTCTCTTCTTCTAGAAAACAAACAAAGATTTGCTTTTGTGACATACACAAGATCTGCGATTTTTTCAGCAATAGGTGAAGTAAAGGGTGACAAAAAACCACCGAAGCATTTCACGAAATGTATTCTTGATGGATTGCAAAATCAAGATGAACTGTTTGTCAGAGCAGCTCAAAACGATTTAGTTAATTCTTCTCTTGAGAGATTTAAAGAATTGGGTATTAACGCAAGTAATTTTTATGACCCAGGTTTTTTAGAATACTACATTAATAATAACTATGATGTATTCAAAACTTTCGCTTCGTGGTATTTTAAATATACTAAAGCAGTTGTTGTTTCATTCCAAAATGAATCATACATAGGAAAATACTTTTCCACAGATTCAACCTTTATACAGGTGCCATACAATGACTTTTATTCAAAAGTAGATAGCATAACTAAAGAAGTACTTTCTAATAGAAATGGTGCAGAGATAGTTATACTTGACTGCCCAATGCTAAGTTCGGCAATTGCACCCAAAATTTGGGCAGAATCAAATATGTCAATCCTTGACCTTGGTAGAACTTTAAACGCTGCTAGATCGTTGGTCAAGACTAATGATTCAAAGAAATAAAAAAGACGAACTTACAGACAAACAGTATCTGACTCATCTTTTATTTGAGACAGATAAATCTTTCTCTGCAATTGCCCAGAGTATGGAGTTGACATTAAATGAGCTTAACTCCATGCTTAAAAAACTTGGTCTTTACTGGGTAAAAGATCACAGAAGAAAGATGTCAAAGGGGCAAACAGTCTTAACTAGCGTTGCTAAAAAACTATTACCAGGTCAAAAAATAGTTAATGAATATCATATCGGAGATAGGTTAAAATTAGACGTATATTGCCCTTCCTACAAACTTGCTCTTGAGTTTCATGGCATACAGCATTTCAAATATAGCCCATTATTTTTTGATTCTAAAGATGAGTTTATTGAAGCACAAAAGAGAGATGACAAAAAAGCCGTTCTTTGTGCAGAACAAGGAATTGTACTTGTCGTATTTAGATATAATGACAACATATCAGAAGAGAATGTCTATGCTAGAATATTAGACGCCATAAAAAGTACAGCCGATGATAAATCTGTAGTTAAAAAAATAAAAAAACCAAGTGTAAAACAAAATCAGATGTATCAAAAAGCAAAAGAGATAAGATCAGAACGCAATAAAAAATATTATAAGCAGATGAAAGAGCAAAGAAAAAATGGAAGAAGAAGTAAAGACTGAGACTCCTCAGTATCCAATTGAATACCAGGTTTTTGCCCTTTCTCTTAGAAACCCTGGCTCGATTGCGTACTTTGACGCGCAACTGCCTGAAGATATCGTTGGCACAATAAATAACCAAATTGGAATAAATGAATTTTACAAAGCACTTTTAGCTTATCATCATGTTACTAAACTAGACTTAGTTGATCCGGTTGCTTTTAAGTCTTGGCTTGAATCAGAAACAGATATACATTCAGGTCTTGGTGGTGCAATAGGTGTTGACACCATGATAGATATTCTTTTAAATATAAAGATATCAGATCATGAGTCTGTAACTCAGGTAATTAAACATAGAGCCAACAAACAAAAGCAGCTTAATATTCTCCAGGAACTAGAGTTTATTTTAACTCAAAAAGGGGAAAAGACAGCTAAAGAAATAGCTAGAATTTCTGAGATAACAACAGAAATTAAAAACTTAGAAAATGAATTAAATTTTAACCCTTTAGATAGCGTTACTACAGCAGAAGATATAGCGAAAAGAGCAGAGTCTCTTTTGGATATACCAAGTTTTCTTCCAACCCAATACAAATCTTTGAATAGAGCAATGGGGTATACGGACGAGGGAGGTTTCTTTAGGGGCGCAGTTCATGCGATTATTGCTCCTTCTGGAAAAGGCAAAAGCACTTTTGCCAAATGCTTAGTTAACAATTGGGCAGATACTGGTTATAGAGTATTATACGTAAACTTTGAGGAAGCAGTTCCTCACTGGGAAAGAGTTCTTATGACTCAGATAATAGAGAAGAACGTATATGCAGAAGCATCAAATTGGTCTGATAAAGAAAAAGAAGACAACTTAAATAAGTTCCAAGAAAAGCTAAACCAGTGGGGCGACAGATTCATGGTTAGACATGACCCAGATACTCCATATTTTGAGGACCTTGAAAAGTGGCTACGAAGCATTATGGGTCATTCGGAACTAATCCCAGACGTTATTGTGATTGACACAATCCAATCCATGTTCACTAGATCTTCAGGAAAAGGTAAGCCACGTTGGGGTGAGTTTGAAGAGATGATGGTTAGACTAGAGAAGCTTGCTAGAGATATGAGTTGCGTCTTAATTATCACAGCTCAAGAAAACGCAAACAGAATGAAAGAAAGAAGAGAAGTAGTTCAGCAGTCTGATACTGGCGGCTCTCTTTCTATCCAGCAAAAGTGTGCTGTCACAATATTTATTACAGAAAAAAAATTAATAAGTGGAGATGATTCAGAAGATGAGAATATAATGCAACTGCAGATCCCAAAAAATAGAATAACTGGATCTACATATGTGTACAATTCTCCTCTAGTTAAGTACATAGATCAGCATAAAAAATATGTTGAATATGAACCGATAACAGCAGAATCATACGCTAAAATAGTTAACTCAGAAGACATGGAAGAACTCATGTCTAGTATCAATATATTGTAAGGGCACTATGTTACACATAACAACACAACAATTAAAAGATTTTCAAACATGTGAAAGACTTTACGATTTTAGACACAGAGAAAAGCTGGCTGAAACAATTGGTGGAAGACAACTGCTGTCTGCAAAGTTTGAATCAACATTAAAAAGTATTGTTCATTATTTCTTTTATAAAAAACAAGCAGGTGTGACTCCATCGTACGCCTCACTTTTGAATAGATGGGAAAAGTTATGGTTTCCTAAAGAGACATCTTCATTTGATATTGTTTATGAGCAGCACGAAACCTTGTATGGGAATACAGCTAGCTTGACAAGCAAAGCAGCATTTGTTTTATTAGATCTTATAGAAAACTTTGGAGATCAAGATATTATACCTATTGGTATTGATGAAGAATATATCGCACCAATAACTGATGATGTAGCAATTAAAGATAAGTTTGATTTAATTTATTCAAAAAATAAAAAAATATATGTTGTTAAATGGGTGTTTAATCACAAGCTAAAGTATGAAGACAGTTATATTTTTGATTTTGCGGTAATGAACGTTGGCTTTATGAATAAGTTCTGTGACAAAAAGAATATAACTAGTTTTGGTTATGTTGATTTAATGAATCAAAAATCAGATTTTATAGAATTTTCAGTAGAAAATGCAGACATCGAAGCTTTAAAATACTGGTGCAATTCTTTGTACGAGGAAAAAACATTTCCTTCAAGAAGAGGGCTAACCTCATATTGCAAGTCATGCCCATTCGATAAGCCATGCTCTAAGTGGGTTGCATGGGAAAAAAAGGAGCAAAAAAATGTCAAAAAATAATTCCAATAATGTTCTTGATGATCTTTTATCAGATAAAATTCAAACAACTTCTTTAAAAGATGAGGATAAAATATTAGAACCTCTTCTTGAAGAAATCAATTTAATAATTGATGAAGGAATTAGATCTTTTGTAAGATCTATATTGTATAGAGCTGATGGATTTTGGCAAATACCATCTAGTTTTTCTGGCAAATATCATCCAAAAGACGAGCATGGAGAGGGGGGCAATGTCCTTCATACAAAGAGAGCAGTAAAAATTGCAAGAATTATGTGCGATTCATACTCCCTCCCGCAAGAAGATATTGACATAGTTATCGCAGCAATGCTTTTGCATGATGTTACTAAAGGTGTAAAGGATGAAACATCTAATGCATACAAGTATGATCCAATGCACCCATACACAGTAGGCCTTTTTGTCCGAAGATGTCAAGAAGATGACAAAAATTATGCTTCAGAAGTGCAGTCTTCAACATTGTTTTTGTCAGAAGATGTAGTTCAATCAATTCTGCGTTTGGTAAGATGTCATTTAGGCCCATGGTCACCAGTCCCCGAAACTACTCCAATTACATTTATGGATATGATAGTGCACATGGCAGACAATATTTCGTCTAAGCTCCATCATATTGTTGAGGTCGACAATGTGGTAGAATCTAGATGGAAAAATTATGACGAATGATAACAATATAATCCTAAAAAGATTTACTCTCTTAAAAAGATTAGATTACTTTATAGAAGAATCTATATATTATAGAACTCATTCAGAATCTTTTTTGAATAAAAAAAATACACTAATAAATATCAACCAAAACACTCGGTAAAACAAAAGTATTATGAAAATTAACTTAGATAGTAAATTTCTTTCTGAATGGAAATATTATGAAGTCGCAAGATACGTTCCCTCTCTTGGTAGGGTTATAAGAGAGAAGAATAAAATCATTGAGTTTAAAGATATCAAAGAGTATTCAGAAAAAAATAATAACAATGGTATATACACTTCTGTATTTGCCTATAACTCAGAAGATCTAGAAAAAGCTACACGTCTTCGGACCACTTTACTTTGACCTGGATCACGCAGACTTTAGTGTAGCTATGCAAGAGTGTGTTAAGTTATACGAATATCTTGCAAAACGAATCCCAAAGCAATCTATTTTAGTGTATTTTACTGGCAAAAAAGGCTTCCATATAGAATGTGAACCTGTTGCCTTAGGCATTAACCCTAGCAATACACTACCTAAAGTATTTAGATATATCGCAACAAAATTAAAGAAAGATCTTGAATTAGTTAGTCTTGATTTTAGCGTATATGATCTAAGAAGAATGTGGCGTTTACCTGGGTCTAAGCACCAAAGTACTGGTCTATATAAAACTCTTTTAAATCCACTTGGTAATGATTCAATCTTATATTCTGATCAAGAAACAATAGTGAATTACTCTTCTACTTTGCAGCCTATTGATGTAGCTGAACAAAGCTTTGCTTACTCAGCTAATGAATGGTATCGAGAAAACATTTATGAAATGGAAGAAGATGAAAAAAGAAAAGACAATCCTCTAGACTATTTTAATAAGTTTGGTTCAAAAGCTTTTAAAGACTTAAAAGAAACCCATAAAGTTTTTGATAGAGACGCCCTTCTTCACGGTTGCTCTGCTGTTGCAAGACTAAAAAAACAAGCTGAAGAACAGCATTTTTTGGAACACGAAGCTAGATTGTTTTTGTGTTCAATACTAACTTATACTGAAGATTCGATAAAGTTTCTGCATGAAATACTCAGCAACTGCTCTGATTACTCATTTGATAAATCTTCTGCACACATAAATGATTGGGTTAAAAGAAGACAGATGGGAACTGGCGGTAGACCATTTACTTGTGATAGAGCAAATGCAGTCGGTGTTGGCTGTGGAGAATGTAAACTAGAAAGAAAAAATAAATGGGCTCAAATTGGAAACAAATATGTTGAAACTACAGAAAAGTCTTCACCATCACCAATTAGATACGCCTATAAAAATATAAAGAAAGAGGAAAATAATGGCAATAAGAAATCCAGATGATGTAATTGGCGTCTGCTCTGAGTGTAAATCAGATCAGCCAATGGGCTACATGGAAAATAGCGCGTTTGCTCAAGCTGGTATAGCTGTTCCTTGTAAGTTTTGTGGAGGAATTGTAATTATAACCTATAGAGAAACAAGAGATCAATCACTTGGTAACTCTGATAGGGAGAGAGGGATAAATTGAAAAATTGGACCAACCTACATAACCATACTGTCTTTTCAATGTTAGATGGTCATGGTAAAGTAGAAGAATATTTTTCTAAAGCCAAGTCACTTGGGATGGTCGGTCTTGCTAGTACTGACCATGGAAACATACACTCATGGTTAGACTTTTATGATGCAGGCACAGCTTGTGGAGTGAAACCAATACTTGGTTCTGAGTTTTATCAAGCTAGAAAATCTAGATTTGATAGAGATGAGGAAGAAAGATCAGGTCCAGCAAAAAATGAGTGGGAACAAAGAGGCCCATATCATTTAACAATACTAGCTAAAAACAATACTGGTTATCACAACTTAATAAAACTATCTTCTAGGTCATATTTAGATGGATATTATGTTAAGCCTAGAATAGACCACGAACTCATAGCAGAGCACGCTGATGGTCTTATAGTGCTTTCTGGGTGCCTCAATGGGGAGATAGCTCAGGCGTTATTAAGAGGAGATTATAATTTTGCTCTCACAACTGCCGCAAAAATGCAGGACATTTTAGGTAAAGAAAATTATTTTATAGAAATACAAAATCATGGATTAAGTGAGCAATTAAAAATTACATCTGACTTAATAAAAATAGCTAATACAATTGGCGCAAAGATAATACCAACAGGCGACTGTCACTACGTGCATAAAGAAGATGCACGAGCTCACGATATTATGTTGTGTGTATCAACTAACTCAAATATAAATACAGAAAACCGTTTTTCATTTAGCGGAGACAATTTTTATTTAAAATCATATGATGAGATGGCTGAAGTGTTTTCAGAGGAATGGTTAAAAAACACAATGCACATTGCAGACATGGTTAATGTTAACTTAAAGTTTGGTGAACTATACTTTCCTCATTTTCCACTTCCAGAAAATAAAAAAACAGATGACTATCTTGATGAGTTAGCTTGGGAAGGTCTTAAGAAAAAGTATGGGGATCCTCTTCCAGAAGAAGTTTTAGCACGCGCTAATCACGAACTTCGCGTAGTTAAGGAAATGGGTTATCCAGAATATTTCTTAGTTGTTTCTGATTTAGTTCAATGGGCAAAAGCAAATGATATTAGAGTAGGCTGGGGAAGAGGTTCTGCAGCTGGAAGTATTTTATCTTACGCTTTAGGAATTACAAATTTAGATCCATTAAAATTTGGTTTGCTGTTTGAAAGATTCTTGGTTGAAGGAAGAAAGTCAATGCCGGATATTGACTTAGACTTTGATGATAGACATAGAGATAAAGTAATTGATTATGCTAGAAACAAATACGGAGATGACCGAGTAGCACATATATGTACTTTTAATAAAACTGGTGCACGACAATCTATTAGAGACGCAGCTAGAGCTTTAGCCTATGATTTTGCTGGTGGTGATAAGGTAGCAAAGCTTGTCCCAGCACCAGTGCTTGGAGTTTCAAAAACCCTTTCTGAATGCATGGAAGTTAAAGATTTTTCTGAGCTATACGAAAAAGACGAAGACGCTAAGCAGATAGTTGATGCAGCCTTTGGCCTAGAAGGCTTGATAAGACAAACTGGAATGCATGCAGCTGGTGTAGTTATTTCTAGAGATCCATTAACAGAATATCTTCCCATCATGCAAAAAGGAGTAGACAACCCTGTTATTACTCAGTGGGACATGGGAAGAGTAGAACAATGTGGACTATTAAAAATTGACTTTCTTGGGTTAAGAAACCTTGGAGTCATAGACTACTGTATTAAACTTGTGCAAAAGACAAGAGGCGTACACATAGATGTTGATGAGATACCATTAAATGATTATAAAACATTTAACGAGCTTTGTAGAGGGAATGCGATAGGCGTTTTCCAGCTTGAGTCAACTGGCATGCGTGAACTTATGGTTCAGCTTCAACCTCAAACAGTAGAAGATATAATGGCTCTTATATCACTTTACAGACCTGGTCCTATGGGATCTGGTATGGATAAGCTTTACATATCTAGAAAGCATGCGCGCACTAGTATTGAATATGACCATCCAAATCTAGAAAAAGTTCTAGGCCCATCACTAGGCATCATGCTTTACCAGGAAGACGTACTTGGTGTCGCCAGAGAACTTGCTGGCTTTAGTTCTGCGGAAGCTGATGATCTACGTAAAGTAATTGGCAAAAAGCTGATGGATAAAATTGCTCTTTTCAGAGATAAGTTTGTTAAAGGCTGCATTAAAAAATCTAATTTGTCAGAAGAAAAAGCTAATAAAATTTATTCAGATATTGAATACTTTGGTGGCTATGGTTTCAATAGAGCTCACGCTGCAAGTTATGCGATGATTTCATACATAACAGCATACTTAAAAACAAATTATACTGCAGAGTATATGGCGGCTTTGTTGTCATCTGTTACTGGCAATAAAGATAAGCTAGCATTATATTTGGCTGACTGTAGAAAACTTGGCCTTGAGGTTCTAAGCCCTTCAATAAATAAGTCAGTTGAAGATTTTGCTGTGATAGATAATGAGACAATTATCTTTGGTCTTTCTGCTATCAATGGGATAGGTTATGCAGTTTCTGAAGCTATTCTCTCTTCTAGAGATGTTAAAAACCCGTATGTTAGTATGTATGATTTCTTTAGAAGAACAAACCCATCAGTGTTAAAAAAATCAACACTAGAACATTTAGCTAATGCAGGAGCATTAGATGAATTGATAGATGAAGCACTTGACCAAGACTTCGGTAGACAAACAGAATTAAAAATTCTAGAAAAAGAAAAAGAAGAACTTGGTATTTATGTTTCAAAAAATCCAGTAGATGGAGTTTGGGATCTTCTTAGCAAGCAAGTTAGCTATGAAATCATAGATATAGCTGATCTTCCTGCTGGCTCACGCGTAACTATAGCTGGGATTGTTTCAGGAGCGAAGAAAATGATTACCAAGAAGGGAGCAAAGATGTTTAAGTTTAACTTGCAAGACATATCTTCAGACATTGAAATAATTGTTTTCCCCCGTGAGGCAAAGAACTATCAAGATGATTTTTTCCAAAATGGTGACGTATTAACATTGACTGGTTCAGTCTCTAAAGATGGAGATGAAGAAAATGTTATATCAAAAATACTTTTAAATTCATGTGAAAAGTTAGATCTATCTAATTTTTCTGGTGGCACTCCTATTTATTTAGAAATTGATTCTCAGATTAGCGAAAAAACTTTAAATAAATTGTATGATATAATTAAGTCAAAAGATGGTGGTTCTTATGTATTCCTTTCTTATAAAGATGGAAGCAAAATAATCACCTTTAAGTTTAATAAAAAAACATCTGTAGTTGTAAAAGAAAAGTTAGAAAAAGTTTTAATGGAGCAGTGATGACAACTGGAAATTTTTATAAGAACCCCTCAACAAAAGACTGCTGGGTTTTTTGTTCGTCGTGTAACCGATGCCAAGATAAGGGAAGATACACTAAATGCAATAAATGCAGTGGTAGATATGATCCAAATGGGTCTATAGATGCGCATCCAGAAGATTATTGCGACTGCAAAAACGGAGTTCTGCGTTGGAGAACCCAAGAGGGTAAGTTGATTATGACTAGATTTAAATCTAATCCTTTTGCTGGCAAGGTAAAGTATCTTAAGCAGAGTGAGGATGAAAGAGACTGGGACTCATATGTAAAAGATATGAGAGAAAAAATGAATGACCCAAATTGGAACCCTATAACAATAGTAGATGAAGATTAATATGTCTAAATCAGAGATAGGCAGAATGGCTGTCAATAACACTGTTTTGATAGAATATCAAACAGACAATGGTAAAAGTAATTTTTTTATTCAATCTGGCATTGCAGGTTTTTATGCTAGTGAGCCTGAGTTACGTGACCTATTCGGTTTGTTAAGCTACTATTACAATTTAGATACTGTAAATAATACAGTAATTAGTGTAAACTAGGAGACAAATGAACTGGCCAAGACTTGAAGACGATTTCATGGAGTATGGAAACACTGGATGGATTGCTCTAGGCGAAGGTAAATATAAAAATATTCATACTGGTTATATCATGGATGAAAACGGAACGATATTTGATCAACAAGGAAACATAGTTTCAGAAATAGAAGAAAATTAATAATGATATTAAAAGATATTAGGGAAGTTGATGACTTCCAAAGGATTACATTATCTGAATTTAGTTATTCAAGAATAGACACATACGAAATGTGTCCATCGAAGTATTTTTATTCCTACATAAAAAGAGAACCCAGAATGTTTTCAGCTCCTGCGGTTCTTCGGGAATATTGTTCATGGCGTTTTAGAGGATCATGTCTCATCTACTGATGTTTTAGATCTAGATAAGATGAAGTCTTCTTTTGTAGATCATAAAAACACTTTAGATCCAAACTCAGAAATAACTGAAGAGTTAAATCAAGCTGGTCTTCAAATTTTAGAAGACTTTTATGATATATATGATGGCAGAACTTTTGATGTTTTTGATAAAGAAATGGGATTTAACTTTGTTTTAGGAAACTATTTAATGATAGGCTATATAGACAGAGTAGATGTAGTAGGCGACACAGTTGAAATAGTTGATTACAAAACTGGAAAACGTGAAGTAGCACAAAAAGATGTGCACAATAATTTGCAGCTTGGAATCTATGCACTAGCTGCCTCAATAGCTTTTCCCGATAAGCAAATTAAAGCATCTTTGCATTACCTAAGATCTGGAAGAATTAAAAGTCACGAGTATTCTAAAGATGATTTAGAAAATGTAAAGCAAATGCTTATTGAAAAAATTAATTTAATTATGAATGACTTTAATTTTACCCCTACAAAGAATGAAAGAGTATGTTATTTCTGCGATCACGCCAAGTCAGGTGCTTGCGCTACTGGGGCAGCTAGATTAAAAAGATCTAAACAGGGATAGTAAAAAGCCCCTGGTTACCCAGGGGCCATATCTAATATATATATTGTATCTAATTAAAACTGGGCTACTGGATTATCCAGGCCAGAAGCAACGATATCAAAGTCGTCAGAATCAACGACTACCTTGATTGCGTCTTCGTGAGCAAAACCAAGAGTTGTCAAGTCGTCAATAACTGACTCGTTGATGCTCTGGCGCATGCTGTTGAAAATGCTGGTTGCGGTTGTCATATTTTTCTCCTTAAGTTTGAATTTATATTTGTTTTTTTATAAAATATAAAGTATAATGTATTAACTTGACACACAAAGGATAGCAGATTTATGGTAGCAGGCGCAAATCCAAAAGATTTTTTCTTGGAAAGATCTACAAAAAAAACTCCGAACTTTTCCAAAAAAGCAAGCACCACTATAGCATCTAAGGATTCTTCTGCGCAAAAAAAGGGAAATGCTTACAGGCATACTAAGTCTGGTTATCGAGAAGATTTAGACATGAATATGAGATCAAACTGGGAAGCTAACTTCGCTAGAATTTTGAATCGGTTATTCAATCAAGTTTGAGTTTGAACCAAAGGTGTTCACTTTCCCAATAAAAAGGGGAACCAAAGGTTACACTCCAGATTTTTATCTAACCAAAACAAAAGAGTGGCTTGAAATAAAAGGTTACTTAGATGATAAAAGTAAAATAAAATTAAAAAGATTCAAGAAATATTATCCGCTTGAATTTGAAAAATTAACTTTTGTCATAAGCAAATATTCAGCGGAAGCTATTAGATTTGCAATTGAGTTGGAGATACCAAGGGTAATTTTTTACGAAGATATACGCAACGAGTACGCTGCAAAAATTTCAAACTGGGAAGGTAAGTAATGGCTTCTTACAAAGAGCAATATTATAATTTAGAAGAAGAGGAAATGCAAAGGTTAATCCAGGAGGCAAAGAATGGTTCTGGTAAGGCTAAAGAAGAGTTACTAAAAGTTTTTAATAACTTTTTAACAAAATATGTAACGATGTTACATGTGGGCAAGTATAGCTTTAGCGACTATGACATTAGAAGATTTATGTCATTGTTTGTAAAAGATACTTTTGTGCGTTATGCTCTAATGAAAAATAAGCTTAATCAAGCTGGTTACAAGCATGTAAATGAATCCATAAATGGAATCTTATACATGGTTAAAAGATACTGTACTGAAGAAGATGTCCAACAGACGGTCAGGCTCACATTCTTTCAATGCATAACAAGGTATGAAAGGAAAGATTCAGAGAAGGGCCCAATACCATTTAGCGCTTTTTTATATAGTTATTTTTTGTACCTTCTTAAAAAGAACGTAGATACAATGTTGATAAATCAACTTGGCAGAAAGTCGTTCCCGCTCTTGACGCAAGATGATTTATTTAATGATGGAGAAACAGAAGACACTGCTAAAGGAGGAGCATATGTAGACACTCTGGAGTATGCTACAGTTGATACTCCATTCAACAACGACGTTAATGAATTTTGGGTTCTAGGTGAAGGTGTTAATGATTTATTTGGTAAACTTTCTTTGCAGGAAAGACAGCTATTAAAGTGGAGATATATAGATGGAAAAAGGTCTTCTGAAATAGCAATAAAAATTACAGAACATCCTAACACAGTTAGGGAGCACCTAACAAAAATAAGAGATAAAATAGAAATAATGCTAGATGAACCACGGAATGGAAGAATATAAGGTATTATTGAAGTCGTATTTCTCTAAGAAGGATGATAAAGTAGACGAGGACGATGAATAATTATTCTGTTAACACAAAAGATTTTTTTGATAAAATATCTAACATGGTTACACCTCAACTCCAGGAGTTGATTAATGCGATTTCTTCTCAAGAAGAACTAAATAAATACTATGTAGAAATTCCAGACCCAAATTATGTTGATTTAGGTATCAATGATATAGCTTCTTTAGTAGCAAGATCATCCAATGTTTATGGGAGAGCTGCTAGATTTGCTGGCATTGCAAGATCACAGCATAAGCTCCTAGAAGCACAATACAAACGAGTATATAAGGCTAATAGAATTGGCAAGAATGAGGCAGAGAGAGAAGCTGCAGCTGCAGCAGCAGCTGATTCTGAATATACATCTCTAGCTGCGGTAGAGGCAGTTGTTGAGTTGGCAGAGTCTATGGAGTTAGCAGCAAGAATTTCATCTGAGTCAGCTAGAAAACTAATGGATAAAATGCAGGCTATGCAAGTGGCATCTGCTAGAGAAGAAAAAGGTTTCTTTTCTGAAAAAGACTTTACACCATACTGAGGAGAGTTATGTATATAGGTCATTACAAGGCTGTTAATTCGGCTAATGAATTCTTTTCACAAAAAAGAAAAGATTTAAATTTTCCAACACAGATAGAATATAAAGGGGAAAGATATTCTTTACACGCCACACATATAGCTTCAACTAAGCTACAAGAGAATAATATAAAAAATAGATCAAAGGAACTAGGCATTCCTTTTGGCGTTAAGCTGGCCTAATTTGAATATAGAAGTTTTTTGTGACGGAGCTTCAAGAGGGCAGGGGCAAAAAAGATTCGGGGAAGCAGCATGTGCTGTAGTTGTGTATAAAAATAAAAGAAAAGTAGTTGAATTTGCCAGAGGCCTTGGAGCAAGGACTAACAATGAAGCTGAATACGAAGCTGTAATTACGTCTCTTTTAATATGTACAATGTCTGAATTTGTTGACCCAATCATTTATACTGATTCTGCTGTAGTTGCAAACCATGTAAATCAAAAATGGATTTGCAAACATCCTTCATTGGTTCCTCTTCTGATGACTATAGAAGAAATAAAATCTGAGTATAGATTTAGATTGATTCAAGTGCCAAGGTTGCTTGTAGCGGAAGCCGATGCCTTAGCGAATCAATTTTTGAACAATCTAGAAATAAGAAAAGAAAACATCTGATCCAAGTGCTATACTGGAAGCTATGAGCGAAATTAAAAAGAATAGCCCTATAATTATAGGTTTAGCAGGGAAAGCTGGATCTGGTAAAACCAGTGTAGCTGAACACATAGTCCCTAAAGGTTCAATTGAAATCATTAAAGACAATACAAAATGGGACCACATATTTTATGCCCTACCATTGTACGAAATGGCTTCAATTAAAAAGAATACAAAAGGATTGAGAGAAAGTTCTAGAAAACTATTTGCTTTACACGATGTTTTGTATGATGTGTATGGTGGGTCTTCTCTAGGGACTATCCCAGATTATCCTGAGTTTGTTAATTTAGTTAATGACATTAACAGCCTGCCTATTGAGCCTGAAGGTGTTAAACCAAGAAAGTTCTTGCAAACTGCAGGAGACTTATGTAGAGGTTTCAACCCCGATTGCTTTGCCTCTTGGGCTATTAACAAAGCAAAGAAAATACATAGAGAAGCTGTGCGTTCTTTGGATGATTTAGAAGATAAAAATGTTGTTGTTTTAATTTCAGATGTTAGATATTTAAATGAGGCTAGAAGCATTTTGGAGCAACCCAATGGTTTCGTGATCTGCTTTGATGCCACACAGGATGTCTTAAACCAGAGATTAATGAAACGTGATGGTAAGCTTATGAATGAAGATGAAATGGCTCATTCTTCTGAAAAGCAGATAGATTATATTAAAAACATAGCTTCTGCTATCATTAATACAAACGAGCTTGATTTAGACCAACAGACCGCAAAAACAATAGAGACTATAAACAAAATAAAAGAAGGAACAAATGCCTAAAATTACACGAAATGCCCAAGAAGAAACAGTAGGATCACCTTTAGATCAGGTTGTTTCAAATATGGCCGGAGAGATATCTCTGTCCAGTTCTCCAATTTTTATATGTGGAGTTAACAGAAAGATCAATATTGGCAACTTTGAAAACGTAGACGTATATGCTGGGATAACGATTCCCCTTGAAAACATAAGTCTTTCAGATAAAGAAGCGTTTTCAGAGGCAGTTAAAAATGCTGCAGCATACGGATTTTCTTTAGTTTCTAAAGAAACTGGGGAAAGATATACTCTTATTAAAGAGTCCCAGCAGACGGGTAGGTAGTTTTCCCGCTTGCAAAGTTACTATTTACTAAGTATAATATAGTCCCAATTAAAATAAAACAGAGGTTAAAATGTTTAAGAAGTTAGCACAAAAGATAAAGTCAGTATTGTTTGCAGCTCAGAAGATTGATGCTAATAGCCCAATCGCCAAAGCACAGGCTAAGATCGTGGATGATCTTGCCGCACAGGCTGAGGTTATTGCAGAGGTTGCCAAAAATGCTTCTGATGATATTGTTGCTTCAGTTAAAAAAGAAGTTAATGAGGCAGTAAAAGAAGTTAAGGCTAAAAAGCCAGCAGCAAAGAAAGCTGCTTCAGCTAAAAAGCCAGGAAGACCAAAGAAGACTACTAAGTAATGGCTTTAGCCAAATTTAGAAAAGTTTCTAAGGGTAATAAAAAACCAGAACCAAAGAAGGAAAAAGATGAAAAGAAAAATTAGTCTTTTAGATATTCTTTGGAAATTATGGTTTAAAGTTTTTGATTGTTTAGAGGCTATGGATTCTAAGAGAGAAAAGAAACGTGGCCTTTAAACAAAAAATCTATATTAGTGGTCCAAGAATGGGTACTAATAATTCTATGTATGGGATAGAACTTCCTGCAAAGAAAAAGAAAACTAAATCTAAAAAAATAAAAAGGAAAAAGTAATGGTCATTAAAAAAGGCTCAGAAACTTTTGCTGGCTATAATAAGCCTAAGCGTACTCCAAATCATCCTAAAAAGTCTCACGCTGTACTAGCTAAGTCGCGGATCTAAGACTAAATTAATTCGTTTTGGCCAACAAGGGGTAAGTGGTTCACCAAAGAAAAAAGGTGAGTCTGCTTCGTACAGGAAGCGTCGTGAATCATTCAAAGCACGTCATGCAAGTAACATCAAAAAAGGCGTGATGTCGGCTGCCTACTGGGCCAATAGAGTCAAATGGTAGTTAGGAGTAAATATGTCTAAGTATGTAAATAATGTAGTGGACACAGAAAAAAAACCACCAGCAAAAAAGAAAGCAAATGCTAAAACAAAAACAACTTCCAAAAAAAAGGATGAAAAATAATGGCAATGATGAAAAAAGATAAGATGATGGCTGGTAAAAAGATGTCATCAAAGAAAATGAGCAGCTCAAAGAAGATGGGCAGCAAAAAGAAAATGGGCGGCTATTCAAAAAAGAAGATGATGTAATCATGGCTTCCAAAAAAATGGCAAAGAAAAAGGCTCCTGCAAAGAAGGCAGCAGCTAGCACGAGTGGCCTTACACCAGCTCAAAAGAAATTACCACCTTTTATTCAAGCAGCTATTGCTAAGAAGAAGAAAAAGAAGTAATAATTATGGCTAAGAAGAAGTCCCTTTTTCAAAAAAAAGTTACTAAAGTAATGGATGAGTATGGAAAAGGGGCTCTTCATTCTGGCAAAAAAGGTCCAGTAGTCAAGAGTAGAAAGCAGGCTATAGCTATAGCTCTTTCTGTCGCAAGTAAAAGAAAAAAAAGATCTAAGAAAAAATAATAGGAGAAAGTATCATGGGCAAAGTTGCTTGGGACTATATTGTTCCCGTAAAACTACCAGCTGACCTAAAAGGTGTTACACCTGGTAAGCTTCCAGCTAATCTGTTGGTTGGTATAGAGGGTGGTGGCAAGCTTCATTGGCTAGCTGCAGCGGCTTATTGCGCCATGGATGAGAAGGCAAAAGCAGATGGAGTTGAGCTCAAGCCAACTTCTGCTGGTGATACTTATAGAACCTATGAATCACAACTTGCTGGCTTTAGGCAGCGCTATCAGCTTGAAGAAATTGCTGGTCAAAGTACTCGTACATTTGAAGGCAAGAAATGGTATCTAAAAAAGGGCATGGCGCCTTTGGCAGCTCCTGGTTCATCACAGCACAACTTGCGGAATTGCAGTTGACATTGCCAATGCTGCTGAACCAAAGCGCATTAACTGGCTCATTGCAAACGTAAAAGATTTTGGTTGGTCATGGGAAGTAGTTCCCGAAGAGCCTTGGCACATACGCTATGTATGTGGAGACAACCCACCACCAGCAGTTGCTGCATGGATGGAAAGAAATGGTGTCAAAAAACCAGAAGCTGGTGTTGCAAATCTAAATAATACACCTGCTGGCGGAAACGCAAAAACAAAATCAATTCAAGAAGCACTAAAGAAAAAAGGGATTTATGCTGGTCCAATTAACGGAGAAATGGACGCAGCAACCAAAGAAGCAATTAAAGCTTTTAAGGTAGCTAACAAATTGCCAGCAGATTCTGTTCCTGGGCCTAAGGTCATGGAACTCTTGGGAATTAAAGCATAGTGCCATGGAGCAGATTACTGTTGCTCTCATTGGCGTTGTCGGTGCTATTCTTGTTACTCTTTTAGAAAAAAGTAGAAGAGAAAATAAAGAAGATCATGGTTATGTTAGAGATCATTTAACTAGAATAGAATATAAAATTGATGATCACATCAATGATCATGCTGTAGCTTCTTTTGATTTTATTAAAAAGAAAACTAATACAAAGAAAAAGGAAATAGCAAATGGCAGCAAAAAAAGATAAGAAATGGATTCAAAAAGCAATTAAAAGACCTGGGGCTTTTACTGCTAAGGCAAAAAAGGCTAACAAATCAGTAGCAGCAATGGCTGCTGCAGTTACAAAGAATCCTAGCAAGTATAGTGCAACAACAGTCCGCCAAGCTAACCTTGCAAAAACGCTTAGAAAAATTAGCAAAAAGAGGAAGAGCAAATAATGCATTGCAATAATCACGAACATCATAAGCCAAACGGCGAACCATGCCACGATAACCGTGAACACTGTTGTGAGTCACATCACCACAACGGTCCAGAGGGCCCAAATCCACACGATGCCCACTACCATATAAACAAATATGCCGTTCGTGCTTGGTTGATGAATGCTTTGTATCTTGGTCTCCACGCTGTGGAAATTTACTTAATTATAAAGTTGGTTTAATTATGGCTAAAGTAAACAAACCCACAAAACCAGCTCTGTGGTCTTCGGCTAAGTCACAAGCTAAAGCAAAGTTTGATGTTTATCCATCCGCTTATGCAAATGCATGGGCTGCAAAAAAATATAAAGCTATGGGTGGAACTTGGAAAACAGTTTCCACAAAAAAAGCTAAAAGAAAAAAGTAATAAAACTCTATGCCTGGTCCAAAAGGTGTTGGCTTAACCAAGTGGTTTGATCAAAAGTGGGTCAACATTGGTGCGCCTAAAAAAAAGGGAAAATGGCAGCCGTGTGGAACATCTGGAGCAGGTGGTTCAGGATACGCTAAATGTGTGCCAGTTGCAAAAGCTAACTCAATGTCATCATCACAAAGAAAAAGCGCAGTGCAAAGAAAAAGAGCACAGGGTGCAGCAAAAAAGGGCGTAAAAGGACAAGCTCCAAAAAATATTTCTACCTTTAAAAAAGGATCAAAAAAGAAATAGTGGTATACTTTTTACATGAGCGATTTTGGCACTTACTATACAAATACGTCATACCAAGATATCTGGGATAATCCTGATAGAGTTCGCCAACATCTTCTAGAACACAAGGTTTTAGTTTTTAGAAATATAAAAACATCCTTAGAAGATCAAATTAAATTGATGGAACATTTATACCCATCAAGTAATCACTTGCGAATTCTTAAAGACGTAGACCATGCTCCGTTGTTTGATCTCTTTTCAAGAAACGCACAACCAATGCCAGGTGAAGGTGATCATTTTGCTAGATGGCATACCGATGATAGTTGGCTACAAGAGCCAGTAGATATTGACTGTATCCATATGTATCATTTAGATGATGTCACTGGCGGTCAAACTAGATGGGTTGATTTAGAAAAAATTTACACATTGCTAGATGAAGAAACTCTTTCTTTTGTAAAAAGTGTAAAAGTTAAAAAACAATGGAACGCAGATGATATAAATGATCCTCTCTACAGAGAAGAATCAGAAAACATTTACCACCCTGCGTTAAGAACTCATCCACAAACTGGTAAAACTTCTATTTTTTACCCTGGTCTCACTACTCTTGGAAAAGACCAAGATAAATGGTCTAAGTATAACGAAGTTTTATTTAAACTATTTGAAGATCACAATAATATTTTTATGTTAGACTGGAAAAAGGACGATTTGGTTATATGGGATAACCGTTGTACAGCCCACTGTTTGATGGGCGGTTTTAGTTTGGGTAGCAGAATTTTTAATAAAATAGAGATCGGAAAATCAAAACCATTTTACAATGAAGTGATGTGATATAATTATCTAATGCAAACGGGTGGTCCATTTGATGGCTTTATGCCAATGATTACTGATGTAGTTATATCAGGAAAAACCGCATCAATTACTTCCGATGGTCAACTTGTTGATGTATATTGTTTGACGATAAAAACTCTTGAAAAAGAATATGTTTTCAGTGTGCTTCCAAACGATTTACAAAAACTTCACTTCCTGATTCTTAAGGTTTTAATGTCATGAGTTCGGTCTATATTAGAAAGAATATTTTTTTAGGAGATGTTCCACCAACTCCATCTAGTCCAAATGATCCATCTGCTTATCTACCACATATAGCGGAGCTTTTGGTTGAGCATGGACAAGACTATGGAACTCCTGTTGGTTATATCCAAGAACAAAATGGATCTTTAATACAAAATATTCTTCCTGTTTATAAAACAGAACTTGAGCAAATATCCACTTCATCCAAAGTAACACTTGGCCTTCATACGGAAACAGCTTTCCATCCTTATAAGCCTGACTATATACTTCTTTTATGCTTAAGGGGTGACCCAAATGCAGCCACAACCTACGCAAAAATTGATGATATCCTAACGCACATCCCGCAAAAATATATAGATGTACTAAAACAAAATTGGTTTGTAACTGGAGTTGACATTAGTTTTAGAACTAATGGCGAAGAAGATATTGAAATACCTGTTTCAATTATTAAGGAAGACGAAATAGATGGTTTATCTTTTATATATGACGAAACTGTCATAAGACCCACAAATGAAGATGCGGCTGAAGCTTTATCTTTTTTGAGAAAAGCAATTTCTTTTGCAACAAAAGAAGTAATTTTAAAAACTGGAGATCTTTTACTAATCAATAATCATAAGGCTGTTCATGGTAGAAAACCATTTAAGGCAAGATATGATGGAACAGATAGGTGGCTGCAAAGATTACTAGTGCGTAAAACTTTGCCACCAAAAGATTTTTTGATGTATAATAATATTATTAATGTAGAACTAAAAGATATGGTTAACCAATGAACCCAAAAGTTTCTGTTATTCTAACAAGTTATAATAAGCCTGCCTTTTTAGAAAAGGCAATTAAATCTGTTTTATCTCAAACATATGATAATTATGAATTAATTATTGCAGATGACAACTCAGATAATGTTAAAGTATTTGAAGTTATTGCGAAGTATCAGGACATTAAAAATGTAAAGTTTTTTAATTCTTTTGTTAAAGATGAAGACCGCTTAAAGACAGCGCGCTATGCTACACAAATAAACAAGGCCGTTAAAGAATACTCAGGTGGTAAGTATATTTGCTACTTAGCTGATGACGACTACTACTACCCCGAGATGCTGGAAAAGCTTGTAGAAACGGCTGAAAAATACTCCTACGATGTTTGTTTTTGTGCGCAACACATCAGAGATATTGATGGAAATATAGATGGTGGAGGTGCACCTGGTGTGGGTGTTCGTTTTTTTGGTACCCCTCTTGTTAGAGGAGCGGATAAGCTTGATCACAATCAAGTTATGACTACAAGAAAGTCTTTCGATGTAGTTGGTGGTTGGGATGATAGTCCTTGGTGGTGGAGTGGAGCAGACGCAGGTTTTTTTGATAGACTTGAAAAAAATGGATTCATATTTTATCCAATTAATTATGTACAGCCTCTTCAAGCTAAAGTCTATAGAGAAAAATCTGTTCAATGGAATATGGCCAATAATTTAAATCCAGACGGAGGAACAAAATTAATATGACAATTAACCTATGGGCCATAGCTATGGCTAAAGATGAGGGTGACATTATTGAGCACACTATGTGCCATTTGGCAGCAAATGGAATTGATGGTTTAATTGTCGCAAATAATTTATCTAAAGATAATACCTTAGATAAAATGGAAGCCGCCAAAGAAAAAATAAATAAAGCTTATCCAAATATAGAAGTAATTCTTTTAGAAGACAATGTATTGGCATATACTCAGTCTCAGAAGATGACTACGCTAGGAGAAATGGCTAGAAAAAATGGGGCGCAATGGATTATCCCATTTGATATAGATGAGATTTGGTATTCCCCAAATAGTTCTTTAAAGCAAGCTTTTATAGATCTTGACAATCAAAATTATGATGTGTATAGAACTCTATATACAAACCATTCTATAACAGAATTTGATCCCATTGGTGAATCCCCATTCCATTCCATGGTTTGGAAATGGAACCTACCGACTAATCATAAAAGTGCGTTTAGATTTAGACCATCAGATAGATTTGTTTCGATTTCTAATGGGAACCATTTAGTTAATTACAACGGTGCTGGTTTCAATGCTGGTGCTAAAGTTGCTATAGATGATTATGGTGATGACAAAATTGTCTTTGGTCCACAGACTGTCCAAATTAGACACTTTCAATGGAGATCACTTGATCATTTCATGAGAAAAATATTAAACGCTTATGAATCGTGCAGAGCTTTAGGTCCAGGTGCTGACTTATACAATGGGGCAGCTTGGGCAGAGCACTTTAAAATTTATGAAGCTTATGGAACTAAAGGATTGGAAGATTATTTCCATAAAAATATATTAGTCACTGGCAATACTGGATCATTAATAAATGATCCAGCTCCTTTAGTGGGGTTACCCCATGCATAGAGTTTCTTTAGTTGTAATAACAGATGGTAGACAAGATTGTATTCAGAGAACTATTGACCAGTTTGATTCAACTGTATCATATCCTTTTGTTGAAAGAATTATAATAAATGATTCAGGAGATATAAGGTATCATAACTTTTTAGTAAGCCGTTTTCCAAAATTTAAAGTTGTTTCCCATGAACAAAGAAGAGGATTAGCTGGAGCTGTCCAATCTGCGTGGGATTCAGTTTCTCAAGAAACTCAATACATTTTCCATTTAGAGGATGATTTTTTATTTAACACATCAATCAATATTGATCACATGATAAATATTCTTTTAGAAAATACTTATTTGGTACAAATGGCTATGGTTAGAGCACCGGTAAATCCACCAGAAGAACAGGTTGGAGGATTTGTTTTTCAACATCTTGAGGATTACCACCAAAAAAATGGTTGGTTTGAACATGGTCGTTTATTTACACTAAACCCATGCATTTACCCTATGTCAACAGTAAAAATTGGTTGGCCAGATCATGGCGGAGAGTCTGAATTTACTTCAAAGGTTCATTCTCTAAATAAAGAATACAGATTTGGTTTTTACGGCGACATATATGATAAGCCAATAGTTACACACATTGGTGGAAGAAGAAGTGAAGACTGGTTTTTGTAATGACTAATAATTTATTGGTAAGTAAAAATAACGTATCATTTACTGTAGAAGACAGTAAAGAGCTACATCAAGATATAGGTTATAATTTTTGGTCAGAAAAGTATTCTTCCTGGGAACCGGGCACCTTCAATTTTTTAGATAGATTTTTATCAAAAGATAAAGATTATTTAGATATAGGATCTTGGATCGGACCAACTGCAATATATGGTTCTTTCTTTTCAAGAAATGTAGTAGCCGTTGAGCCAGATCCAATTGCGCATAAGATACTGCAGAAAAATATATCTTTAAATTCCATTAAAAATATTAACGTAATACACAAAGCTGCTTCAGGAGTTAAGGAAGTTTATTTACAGTCAAATAACTTTTTAGGCGATTCAATGACAAGAGTTTCTGAAAAAAATACGACTGGGATTAGTGCAGAAACAATTGGATTAGATGCCCTTTTATCAATGGGAGATTTTTCTCTGATAAAAATAGATATAGAAGGACACGAATTTAGTTTAATTAATCATTACGCAGAAATTTTACAAGACTATAAAATCCCACTTTTATTATCTCTACATGGTCCGTTTTTTACAAACGGGGATGCACTAACTAGCCAACTAGTAAAAGATCTAGATAAAGTTAATAATATTTTAACTGAAAACGGTGAGCAGATTTCTAACAAAGACATCATCAGCAACTTTGGATCATACCTTTTTACTTGGTAGCCTTTATGGACTTAGTTGTAATTCGGAGCTGGTGGTCATTCTAAGGATCTAGAGTATTTATGCTCATCCGATAAGTATCAGGCCTGGAATATAATAGGTTATCTAGATGATAATTCTTCTGTTGAAAACTCTTCTTTACTCGGCAGTGTATCTCTTATTAATTCTTTGTTGGATAAATATCCTAATTTGAAATATACTATTGCAATTAATTCATCAAAGATAAGAAAAGAAATAGAATCAAAAATTAATAGAATCAACCAAGCAGCGAATCTTATACATGAAACAGCCTTAATAGGAACTTACTGCAGTTACGGGAATGGCTTAACTATGGGCCCTTACTCAGTTTTAACCACACGAGTACATTTAGGCAAGCATGTACACATCAACACCGCTGCATCAATAAACCAATCTAGTTCAATAGGAGATTTCTGTACTGTTAGTCCTGGGGCCAGAATTTGTGGAGATGTGAATGTTGGTGAAGCTACATCAATAGGTGCAGGAAGTGTTATTATCAACTTCAAAAATGTAGGAAGCAACTGTACACTTGGAGCAGGCACTGTTGTTATAGAGCATATAAGCGATGGTGCTACAGTCGTTGGTGTTCCAGGAAGAGAAATAAAAAAATTTGGAGAATACATTTAGTTCTGGTATACTTTGTCTACGGAAACCGACGCTCTGTAGCGTAAAAAAAAAATCCCCAACTTATTTAGAGTTGGGGATTTTTTTTATTTCAGTTGTTACTATTAGGTGTGTCTAACTGAAGGGGATGTCGGTTGAATATACTTAATAGATTACGCTACGCTTTTACGCGTAAGGCAGCATGGATTTTTGTTCCTCTATTTTTAATAGGATCTTTTGTTCCGCCGTCTGGTCCTGCTCAAGCCACATTTTCTACAAATACGAAGATTTCTGGGGACCAGGCATTCCTGCAGGGCGAGTTTGCTGAAGTTGGTGTGCGAGCAAACGGAGCTTTTGGCTCTACGAGTGTTCCCTCTGGATTCAACCAGAACCCATCAAACTGTCTTGGCTTTCGCGTTGACAGAGAAATGGACGGCTGGGGCGTCACTACAGATGACGGAGACTTCTTCTGCCCTGGCTCACCGTTTGAAGGCTGGCAAATGAAGGTTGCTGGGAGCGTAGGCAAAAATGACAATGGCCAAACAGGTATCGCAGGTGCAGTTTCAGACATCCAAAACTCTGGCTCCTCTCAGTGTGTATCTTGGAGCAGCGCAAGTCCCTATAACGGCGTAAGCGTTTCCCAAAGGTATTGTGTGCCAACAGCAGGGCAAGCACTCCATACCGACGTTACTCTCACCAACACAACTAGCTCTGCGATTAGCGATGTTTTCTTTGGTCGTGGATTTGACCCAGACAATGCAACTGGTTCTGGCTCAATGACATGTGCAGGTAGTACTGGTAATACAACAACTTTTCAATCATGCAATGCCGTAACTGGTCAAGGAGCAGAAGCGCAAGCAACAGCAAGATGGGGTAACGGTGCATTCATCGCTCTACAATCATTTGATGCTCGTGCTCGTGTAGCCAGACAAACTGGTGGATTCTCTTCTCCAGACCCTGCAGACATTTGGAATGCTGGAAACACTCTTGCAACAAGCGGAGCGTACCTTGGCAATATTGGAGAAATATACGCCGACGCTGGAATCTACGTAGCACTAAATGTTCCAACACTTGGTGCTGGTGCATCAACTTCTTTTCGTATTAGCTATGTGCTTTCAGCTGATGGAAATAACGCTCCAGTTCTAGGCGCACCAGTAGTAAGCGGCATTGGACAGACCTCTGCAACCGTTGCATCAACAGTGAACCCCAAGGGGTTCTCGACTACAGCAGAACTTGTTTACTCAACTGACTCAAGCTTTACTACTTCTAGTTCAGTATCAATGGGAACTTTCACGGGCTCCGATGAATTAGCAGCCAGTGCAGAAATTACTGGTCTTGATCCAAGCCAAACCTACTACGCAAAGATTGTTGCAACTAACGAAACTGGAACAACAGAGTCTGCTGTATTTGACTTTGACACACTTGCTGCTACTGCACCAATAGTTTCATCAGAGGAACCAACAGTAACTGTTGATGACGGCCCTGTAACACTTTCTGGAACGTTAAACCCTAATGGATTTAGTTCAACAGCAGTATTCCAGTACAGCACTACGGCTGACTTCTCTGGAACTGTCGTTGACATTCCGGTATCTGGAACATTTACTGGAACTTCGCTTTCAACTGTATCGACTGTTGTTTCTGGCTTGACTGGCTCAACCACTTATTACTTCAGGCTAAAAGTAACCAATGCTTCAGGTTCGGCGTATGGTTCAACTCTTTCGTTTGTCCCTAATGACATCCCTGCACCAACATCCCTAGTGGTAACAAGCCTTGAAGATACGACCGCAAACGGGACTCTTCGTTGGGCAATAACTCAAGCAAACGCTACTGCTGGCGGTATATACGACTCAATCACATTTAGCGTTGATGGAACGATAACTCTGGCTAGCGCACTGCCACAGATAACTCAAAATGTGACAATTACTGGTAACGGAAGAACGCAAACCATAATTGATGGAAATAACCTGTACCGAATATTTAACGTTCCATCTGGCAAGAGCCTTACGGTCTCTGACATGACCCTTAAACAAGGGCAAAATGTTTACGGTGGTCTTATTTACAACTCCCAAGGAACGGTTGTTGCAACAAACATTAGATTCACAGCAATGACTGGTGGTAGTGCTGTTTGGAATAATGCTGCTGGATCAACAGCAACATATACCAACTGTACATTTGACTACCTAAGTATTGGTATTGGTGGAGACCACGGCTCAACCCCACAACTTCCTGCTGGAGTTACAACATGGGCAGACCAAACGGATTCTGCTTTCCAAAACAAAACATATGTAAATAATTGCGTATTTAGCAATAACGGTTCTGGTATCAATACCCAGCGCTTTACAAAAGTGCAGAACTCAACATTTACAAATAACTCTTATGCAGTAAACATCCAAGGACTAAATCGTGGGCAGGTTCTAAATTCCACATTTACAAACAATGGAATTGGTGTTTATCACAACGGCTGGATTCCACCGACTTTCAACATGGGAACCGACAACCGTCTCATTAGTGGCAATACATTCACAACAAATGCAATCGCTATTTATCTTGACGACACATACAATAATGGTCAAAAGAACCAAAGTTGGTCAACAGTAACCGGCAACTCCTGGGATGCTTCAGGTGTTTGGATTCGTCACTATCAATGGAATGGAACGACCCAGGTTGAGGGAACTGCTCGCCCATATACAACTGGAACAGTGTTTACACAAAGTGCCAATACATTTCCAGACACGATTGGCGCACCATCTAATTTAACTGCAACTGATACTGGTTCTGGAATCCTGCTTGATTGGGACGCTCCAACATCTGGCGGATACCTTCCTGAGCGTTATGCAATTGGTTGGTCTGGGAGTCTTGGTGGCGGCGGAATCGCGACAGGAAATGTTGGTGGCGCGAATGCCTTAAATACATCTATTGAAATACCTTACTCAACCATATATTCATTTGGTGAACCAGGAGAAACATTCCCGTTCTACATTCGTTCCGATAACGACACATTCTCAAAGTATTCAGTTAATTCAAACACTGTGTCTATTCAGGTTGGTGTTTCTTCAAGCACTACGACCACCAGCAGTTCAGTGCCAGCAAGTAGTTCAATCCCTACAAGTACTTCAACAACACCAACGACGGAAGCACCGACAGAATCCACAGAGCCAGTGGTAGTTGTCGTCCCTGTATCGCCTGAGCCAGCGACCACAGTCCCAGAAGACACCACCCCAGAAACAGTAGAGACGCTGCCTGAAGAAACAGCAACAGAAGAGACACTGCCAGATACGACAGATGAAACAGTGCCATCAGAAACAGAAACGGAAACAGAATCAGGTCCATCAGAAGAGTCTACCCCTGAATCAGAAGAAGTTTTAATCATCATTGACAGCCTCCCAGACGACGCTTCTGCAGAGGAAATGGCAGATGCTGTGTTTGAAGCCATAGATGGCGCTTCGGCAGAAGAGGTAGGAGCCGTTCTTGAAGCGGTATTTGATGATGCAACTTCTGAAGAGGTGGTGGCAATTCTGTCTGCTGTCTTTGAAGATGCTTCACCATCTGAAGTTGTTGCAATCCTTTCCGAAACATTTGCCGATGGGGCCACCGACGAGGAAGTCGCTGCTGTTACCGAAGCACTTCTTTCAGACGGAGTAACGGAAGAAGCGGTATCAATGCTTATTGATGTTCTTGATAGCGGAGTTATTGACGAGTCTCAAGTTGAGGCAGTAGTTGATGCAATCCTTGAAGAGGAAATAAGCGACGAAGTTGCTACAGAACTCGCCACGAGTGCTGCGGTTATCCAAAACATCAGCGCTGAGCAAGCAACTGAAATTTTTGCATCCGTACCAGTAGAGGAACTTTCTTTAACCGAGGCAGCGGCAATCGTTGACGCCGTGCAGGACGCCCCTACTGAGGTGCGAGAATCATTTGAGGAAGAGATAAATGTGTTCGCTGGGGTGTTTGACAACTATGTGGCGACTGGCTCAACCATTGATGTTGGGACTAGAAGAAGCGTAATTGCGGTAAACTTAGTAACTAATACAGTTGCGCTGGCTGCCGCCGCAGGCGGTATCCCTGGCTCGTCGTCTAGTCCTACTCCTTCCGCGAAGCAAGACATTGCCGCTCGGAAAGAAGAGGAGGAGGAAGAGGGTGGCGCGATTGAGGGTGAAGGCCCTGATTGGATAAAAGCCATATCTATTTACAAGTTAAAAGATGGAGTGAAAGTAATGGACTGGATGAATTTTATTAAGAAGTTCTGGTATGGAATTTTGAGTTCTGGCTTCACGCTTGCTGGCGCAACCGTGATGTACTTCACCCTTTCAGGAATAACTCAACAAATCGCCCTCTGGGGAACTGTTCTGG